CCCGCTAAGTCGGGCAGGGGCCTCGCGCTCCTCCCCGGCCGCCCGGATGGGAGGTAACCGCCACGGACGCTCTCTGGCCGGCCGTCATGTCCGCCATGCCGTTCGACGTCCGGCCGCGCGCTGACGACGCCGAGGGTTGGGCCTCCGTCCTGGCGTCCTCCGGCCACGCGCCGGCGGCCTACGCTTCCACCATGATCGACTACCAGGCCGCCTACCATGGCCTCACCGATCTGTCGATGACGATCCGCGACGGGGGCTCACTGGTCGGGGCCTGGGTTCTGGGGGTCGGGGAGGGGGTCCCAGTCTCAAGCGGAGCACCGGCGGGGCCGCCACTGTTCGTGACCGCGGCCCAGGAGCGAAGCCGGAAGAGGGTCATCGACGCCTGCCTCGACACTCTGGCCCTCCTGTGCGCCACCCTGGGCCGGCCGTCATGGACCGGCGAGGAGATCGTCGGCCCGGGCGGGCTCTCGCTCTGGCATCGGCGCCTTGCCGAGCGGGCGGCCGCAGTCACTGTCGGCTACGAACTCTTCGCGGATCTCTCTTGGCGGCTCGACGCCCTCCGGCTCAATGTCCGGAAGTCCTACCGCCCCCTCCTCGGCAAGGCCGACCTCTGGCGGGTCGAGGTTCTGGGCCCGGAACTCGCTCCCGAGACCTGGGATGAGTGCCGGGAACTCCATCGCATGGTCGCCGGGCGGACTACCAGGCCCCGCGAGACCTGGGACCTGCAGTTCCGCGCCATCTCGGCCGGAGAGGGATTCGTGGTGACTCTGCGGGAGGCCGAGGATATGCTCATTGGCTACGCCCTGTTCCACCACTCCCGGCATGAGGCCCTCTATGCCAGCGCGGCCTACGACCGCGGGCTGGAGGCCCAGGGGTTGCCCCTCGGGCACGTCTCCTTGTGGCGGGCCATCGAGCACGCCAAGGGCCTGGGGCTCCGGTCATTGAGGCTGGGCGAGCGGGTTTACGGGCCAGGCAAAGAGGCGACGATCAGCCTGTTCAAGGAAGGCTTTGCCACCCATATGTTTCCGAGGTTTCGCACCGAGACTCCCGTCTAGGAGGTTCGCCATGACCGATATCGCGCTTTCCACAGAGGCCCAAGTGCCGACCCCGATGCTCCCGCCCAAAGCCTTCCGCCGGCTCTGGGGCCCGACGCCTCCCGCCCCGCTGGCGGGGTTCCCGAAGTCCAAGCGGGTCTGCATCGTGGGGTTTTCCGGTACGCGCGGCGACGCGCCCTACGCCGACCCCGACATGGAGATATGGGGCCTCAATGACATTTTCGAGGTCATCCCGCGCTGCGACCGCCTGTTCCAGGTTCACCAGCGCGGCGAGGTCGAAACCCACACGACCCGGACCGAGGGGAAGCCCCATCCGGAGCGGCTCCGGGAACTCACCTGCCCCATCATCATGGGGGAGACCTGGCCGGAACTGCCGAACTCGGTCGCCTACCCGCTGGCGCGGGTCATCGCTCGCCTGGGTGGGTCGATCAGCGACTATTTCACGAACACGATCTCCTACATGATCGCCCTGGCCATCGCCGAGGGCTACCGCGAGATCCACGTCTACGGCGTGGACATGGCGGTGGGAAGCGAGTACGAATCGCAGCGGCCGTCCTGCGAGTATTTCCTCGGCCTCGCCGTCGGCCGGGGGATCAAGGTCGTCATCCCGCCGGGGTCGGATCTACTGAAAACCCGGTTCCGTTATGGCCTCCAGGCCGCTGCGGCCGCCGGCTTCGACGCCAAATGCGACGCCACGCTGAAGATCGTCGGGGGTCGCCACGACACGGCGGAGCAGGCCGAGCGCCAACTGACGGAGGTCTGCCTGAAATATCAGGGCGCCGAACACGCGCTCCGCGAAGCTGGCTCCACGATCGTTCAAATCCTCGATCCGGCCGGGGCCCTCGACCGGCACGCCTGCCCGGCCGAGGCGAGGCCCGCGGCCGCGTCTCTGCTCAACGCCCTCCGTAACGAGGTCGGCGCGAAAGTGACATCCGTCCTGGAGGGCGTCACCAAGCGCTTCGGGGAGGCGGCCGCCGAACGCGAGAAGGCGCGGACGATGAAACATATGAACGCCGGCGCCCGCCAGGCGGTCACCGAGATGCGGAAGACCTGGAGGGAGTGCACGTGATCGCGCTTCGGGCCCTGAGCCTGGAGGACGCTCTCCAGGTAGTCGCCTGGCGGAACCGGCACCCCGAGGCCCTTCGAACCCCGTTTCCCCTGACCGCCGAGATGCAGGCCGCCTGGTACCGCGAGGTTGTCTGCGATCGCTCGGCTCGGGCCCGGTTCTGGGCAGTGGATGGCGGCGGAACTCTCGTAGGCATGATCGGCCTTGTAGACATCCAGTGGGAGAACGGCCTGGCCGAGATCTCACTGATGATCGACCCCGCCCTCCGGCGGCGGGGACACGGAAAGGCGGCGCTGGACCTCGTCCTGGAGGAGGCATTCGACCGGATGGGCCTGCTGACAGTCTGGGGCGAGTGCTACGAGTGTAACCCGGCAATTGCTTTCTGGCAGAGGGAATGCGCACGACGCGGAGCGATCATCGCTAGGCTGCCTCGCCGGAAACGGTGGGCGGGACGGCTCTGGGACGCCCTGCATTTCTCGTTTGCTCGGGGGTGACCAGATATGGTAGAGACTCAGCACGTAAGAAGCTCGCTTGATTTTCTGTCCACACAACTGACCGACCTCACGACCGGCCTCGACTCTCTCCGCTACATCTCTGGCGCGAAGGTCGGAGCCGACCTCACGTTCCACGTCGATACAACCTCCTCGGGAACGCCCGTGACGCAGACCGTCACGAAGCCGATCAAGTCGCGCGACGGGTACCAATTTTTTGTGCACAACCCGTCTACCGTGACCTCGCTGACGTTCGACTTGTTCACGGTCACGTCGTCTCTCGCGGCGGCCGACCGTAACGCGTATCTGCTTTCGTTTGGGACGACCATGGCTGTCTGCACTCCCACGAGCTACGACGTGGTCCGCTACGACATCGCCAGGGCTCTGTTCGGCGGCGGCGATCTCAAGATCGTCATGCGAAACGACGTCGGCTCCACCGACTACATCGGGACGGCCACGTCCCACTTCGACGTCACGGTCAGGCTGATCGAGTTCATCTAGGCGACCAAAGGGAGTGACCGGCCGTGGCTCGTCGGGAACTGACAGTCGTAACCAGCACCATGGGCGGGAGCCTGCTCGACCCATCATCCTCTTCCACGGGCGGGCTCATGTTCACGAACAACGGCCGGTCCTTCCTCGGGATTACGAATGCCGCCTCCTCCGGAGGGCGGCGCCTCGTCATCGGGGCGGCCCAGCTCGTCGATGGCGACAGCCTGGAGGTAGCCGACCGGTCCATCATCCTGGGGCTGGCCTGCTCGTCCGAGGACTGGGAGGCCATTCTAGGCCCCTTCAGGCCGAGCATCTATAACCAGTTGTCAGGGACGGACGTCGGCAAACTCTACCTCGACATGGCGACGACGGCGAGTTCGGAGGCGGACTACACGCCCCTGACGGCCGCTCAGTCGTCCGAACTCACCTTCTGGGTGGTGACGGCGCCATGACGCCGGCCGAGGCCAAGGGGTTTCTGGGGATCAACTCGACCCAGTACGACGCCCAGTTCGAGGCCCTCCTGCCGCTCCTGGAGGAAGAGGTTATGGACCGGACGGGCAATCCGGGCATGACCGCCGGCATGAGGCTCTATGTCGCCAAGAAAGCGCGGTGGCTGTGCGATGCCGAAGCGGGCGTCACCGGAGAGTCCCTCGGCGACTACTCAGTTTCCCGAGTCGCCGGGGAACCGCCCGAGATCTCCGACCTCCTCAGGGGCTCCTACCGGGTGAGGCTGGCATGAGCCTCGCCACGAGCATCGCCCGGCAATTCAACGTCGAGGCCACCATCGAGCGGATGATCGGCCGGGAAACCGACATGGCCGAGACGGAGGAGACCCCCGTCCAGGTGGCCACGGTCCGGGGCGCCTTCCGGGAGCTCGGGGCCAACGAGGGCCTCTCCGCTGACCGGCTGACCAAGATCGCGACTCACCGGTTCTACTGCCCGGTCGGGACGGACGTCGCCAGGGGTGACCGCCTCACCATCGCCGGCGTGGTTTATTTGGTGACAAATCCCGTGGACCCCATGCTGCGCGGCGAGTTCCTGCAGGTTGACGTGAAGGAGCCGAGCCATGTATAAATCCAACGTCCGCGAGGTCAAGGCCGCCATTACGCGAGCGGAACTGGCTGGGCTGGAGGCCGTGGGGGTCCACATCGACGGGGACGCGAAAGAGCGCTGCAAGGTGGGCCAGTACGACGATGGCCGGGTCGGTGGGAACCTGAAGGGCAGCCTCACCCACCGCGTGGACCCGGCGGAGAAGTCCGTGACCAACGGCACGAACGTCGAGTACGGCCCCTTCGTGGAATTCGGCACCGGCCAGCGCGGAGCCGGATCCGGAGTGACACCGCCAGAGGGCTACCAGTACGGGGGTAAGCCCGGCATGGTGGCTCAGCCCTACCTCACGCCCGCCTACGAAAATCGGGACGCGATCCGCGGCATTCTGGAGGAGCACCTCGGGACTCTCTCCGGCGAGGGGCCGGGCTACGAGATCGGCGTCGGGGGTGGCTCGACTTGAGCGGAACCGTCGCCATGGTCATCGAGGCCACCGCCGCCCGGATCAGGGAACTCTCGGGGACGGCGAGGGTCTACCATGGCCGGGTGCCGGACATCGACCCGGTCACCAGGAAACCGCCCGCGTTCCCCTACGTAGAGTTCCGGATTCCCAGTCTCACCGAGTCCGAAGCTCGCGACGACGGCTTGCTCGAGGTGGACATCTGGGACTGCAAGCCCACGACGGCGGCCCTGGAGCGCCTCACCGACGCCATAGACGGGGACGGGGACCTCTTCGCCCCGACCGGCCTCCACCGCTGGAGTATCTACCAGCAAGACGCCATAGCCGCCCGGTTCTATCGCATGGCCCGGCTCTCGATCCCGGATCCCGATCCGGTCCTGAGGCGCCGGCAACTCAGGTACCGCGTCCTGCTCTATCTCACTCGGGGGTGATCCAATGCCCGACAATATTCTGCTCGGCGAAGGCGTTTTCACGATCCTGTCCAGTTCCGGCGCGACGCCGGTTGACCTCCTCTGCCGTGGAGGCGGGGAGTTCCGGGTCGATCGCGAGTTCCGGCGGGTTGTCGCCGACGGTGACCGAGGCGCGGTCGTCGGCCGGATCCGGAAAGTGGGCGAGGAGCCGCATCTCGTCTTGAACAGCCTTGAACTCCCCACGGCGGACCTGGCCCACCTGTTCTCCGGCACCGCGATGACCACCGCGAACTCGACGGCCTGGACGCCGCTCGCCGATCTCACGACGAGCCATTATCTAGCCGCGGTTTATTTCACCGGTGAGCAGATGGACGGCACTGGCTGCGTGATTACCATCTTCAACGCGGTGAACCTCGAGCCGATCAGTCTCCCCTTCGCGGACAAAAGCGAGGTCGTCCCGAAAATCGACTTCCTCGGCTGCTATACGTCGTCCGATCGCACGACGCCGCCCTGGTCGGTGGCCTTCACTACGTCCTAGGAGGTCCAAGCGTGAGCAAAAAGCCGAAGCCGAAACTGGAACTCATCCGGCCCCTCAAGACCTCCGATCTGTTCGCCGCGTCGCGAGCCCTGAAAGCCATGGGGCTGAAAGTGGACCTTCGCGGCAAGGTGACGGTCGAGGAAGTCGGGGCCGACCTCATGACCCAGGTCATCACGCGCCTGGGCGACGCCGAGGCCGAGATCACCGGTCTCATCGGGGGTCTCGCCGGGATGACCGGGGCCGAGTTCGCCGACCTGGAGCTTGAGAAGGCCCTGCCCATCGTCCGGGCGGTGGCGCGGAGCAAGGGCCTCCAGGGTTTTTTAGAACTGCTGCCGCGGCCGACGATACGGGCCTCCTCGACGCCATCTGCCGGCGCTACCCGAACCCCGCCTACGTCCTAGACCTACCTCTCAGCGAGGGCCTGCCTCTCATCTCCCGCGCCATGACGGCCGGGGAGGAGGGGCAGACCGAGGAGCGGACCTGGGACCTCTACCTCATCCGGCTCCAGCGCGTTACCGACAAGAAGGACCATATCGGCTACGAGGAGTTTCGCCGGCGGATTACGGGCCGGCTGCCTTCGATCTCCCGGACACCGGAGGCCGAGCTCCTAGCGAAGGCCCGGCTGATCCGGGAGAAGATCGAGCGCAAGCGGGCCGCGGCCGAAGCCGCGCGGGGGGAGGCGTAGACCTTGGAGATTTTCAGACTGTGGGGCAAGGTCCTGGTCGATGACTCCGCCGCCGGCACCAGCCTGGACCGGCTCGACCGCAGGGCCGCCGGCGTAGATCAGCGGCTCGGGGCGATGATTAAGACCGCCGCCCGCTGGGCCGGCGGGCTCCTGGGCGCCTACGGGATCGTGGCCCTTGTCGGCCGGTTCACCGCCGCCTCGGAGGCCATCGACGTCATGTCTCAGCGGACGGGCATCTCCCGGACTCGCCTCCAGGAACTCAAGTTCGCGGCGGAGCAATCCGACGTGGCTGTGGAGTCCCTCGGTTCCGCCGTGTCGGCCATGACCCGCATGATGCTGGGGGCGGAGCTCGGGGGCGAGGCTCAGAAGGAGGCGTTCGACCGCCTGGGTGTCTCGATCTATGATGTCGGCGGCGAACTCCGGGCCACCCAGGACATTTTCGACGAGACGCTGGCTCAGCTTGCCGCCATGGAGCCCGGGGCGCTCCGCGACGGTCTGGCCATGAAAGTGTTTGGCCGGGGCGCCTCGGAGCTCCTGCCGCTCCTCAATCAGGGCGCAGATGGCATCGCCGAGTTGTCCGCCCGGGCCCATGAACTCGGTCTGGTGCTCTCGGACGAGACGATCCAGGCCAATGATAAATTCAGGGACACGCTGGAGACGGTGAGGTCTGTGGCCATGGCCACAGGCCAGGCCATCCTTGGCGGCCTTCTCCCGCCCGCGCAGCGGTTCCTCGAATGGACCCTCGGCCACCTGCCGGAGATCGGGACGGCTTTCAAGGTCCTGGGAACCATCATCGTCACCACTTTCGCGATCAGGGCCACCGGGGCGATCCTGATGTTCGTGACCAACGCCTCCGGCGCTCTCGCCCAGGTCCTCGCCCAGGCGACTCTCCTCGTCACTGGCCTGGGGGCATCGGGACTCACGGCAGCCACCGGAATGACGGCCGCCGCGGCGGGGGCTACCGTCCTCGGGACGGCCGTAAGGGTCGCCATGGGGCCCCTGGGAATCGCCATCGCCCTACTCGGAGCCCTGGCTCTCGCCGGCGACGCATGGGGGGGCGCATCCTCCGAGGTCGCGCAATACACCGAGGTGCTGGACGACGCCACGGCCAGCGCTCGGGGAGGAGAGGCGGCCCAGCTTCGCGTAGCCGCCGCGTTGAAGGAGACGGCCGAGGAAGCGGCTGCCGCCAATGCGGCCGTTTCCCGCCTGACGTTCACGCACATGACCTACCTGACCAAGATGAATATCGAATGGAGCAAGGTCGCCGGGCTAAAGCCGCCACTTCGCGCCATGGGCTCCTGGACGAAGCCGAAGGTCGAGACACCTCCACCCGGCGGAGGCGAACCCGACAACCTCCTTGAAACCCTCACCAAACGCTTTGCCGTCCTGGCCCAGGACCTGAGATTCCTCGATCAGACCTGGACTCTCTGGCAGAACCGCTTCCGGGGCACCGAGGGCTCGGCCGAGTTCCAGGCCGCCGAGACGGCCCACCTTACCGAAGAGTATGACTCGCTCACAAAGCAGATCACCGAGGTTCAGGCGGTCTGGGAGAACCTCGTCAAGACCAAGGGCAAGGACGCCGAGGTCACGCGGGCCGTCAGGGAGGAACTGCTCAGCCTCCAGGTTCAGGCGGAGGAGACGAAGAAGGCCCTCGACGCCCTGGCCCCCGACCCCGCCGAGGTTGCCGCAGGCCAGGGCGGACTCATGCTCAGGACCACGGCCGAGGGTAGCGACTGGGCCGCCAGGTACGAGGAGGCCGTCGGGCACTACATGGAGCGCATGGCCGCCCTCGGAACCCCGGTCACGCGGGAGCAGGCCGAGACGTTCATGCAGACCATGATTCCCGACCTGTCCGCACTCCGCACGGAGACCGGCATTCCCGGCGCGGCGGATGGGGCCTACGTCCCCCGGACGCCCGGCGGCAGACTCTACAACCTGGGCGAGGGTCTCTATGATGAGATGGTCATTCCCGTGAAGCCCGGCATGGGCCTGGGCGGGGTTGTTCAGCACGTTACGATCAACCCGAGCTTTCCCAACGTCAGGGCCTCTGAGGCTGAGGAAGTCGGCGCGCGGTGGGGTCGGGGCCTGGCCCGCACTCTCAAGGCGAACATGGTTCCGGGGGTGTCCTAATGGCCGCCATGATGGAGTGGTCCTTCAACGGCGTTACCCTCCTGGTCTGCCCCGACTGGAGTTTCGAGGGCGGCTACGACGTCAACGCGTTCCGCCCTCCTGGGGTGGACGGGGAGCTATCAGTGGACGACTCCCGCCGCCCCATGACCTTCTCCGTGACCGTGGAGCCAAGCACGAAAGCGCAGTACGTCGCCTACCAACAGCTCTTCAACTCCGGGGTTACGGGAGACCTCGTCGTGCCCTGCTACGACGACTACGAGGTCTACACCTGCGCTCGCATCCAGCGGCCGGTCTGGGGTCCGGCGGGGCCGGGCCATCGGAAATGCAGGCTGGAGATAGTCTGCCCTGATCCGAGGCCCACCTGGGATAGCGACTGGCTGACGGTGTTCTAGTCGGGGCTGGAGGCTGTGGCATTCCTCTGGGAAACTGGTATGATGGGGTCGCAGAGATTCCCAGAGGAGGGAAAGCGCGTGAGAAGATTCGCTCTCATCCTAGCCGTCGTCCTGGCCGTCGCGCTGCTGGCGGCTCCGGTGTCGGCTTCGACGCTCTCTCGATTTGGGGGAAGCGCCGACTCCTGCGGCGTTTCCGCTACGCTGCTGTCCGTAGTCAAGACCCCCGGCGGAGATGCCCTCTACTACGTGGTTCATAATGGCTTAGACCGTCCCATCGACGTCACTGGCCCCTCTCCTACACTGAACTGGCACGGCTACGGTCCCCCGCCTCAGTGGTGGGGCGCATTCCGCACCCTTCTGCCCGGTGAGGACCGCATTCTCCGCTTTGCCGATGGCCACTATGCGGGCGAGGTATCATTGACCTGTTGTTGGCTCAACTACGAGACGAACCTTCCGGTCACGATCACCCTTGGCTCCTGGGCCATGCCTTAAGCGTTCCGCTCCCGCGTTGTTCCCCTGACCCCGCCCATTGAGGCGGGGTCTTCTCTTTGGAGGTCCCATGTCTACGACCTACGGCTCGGGCGGCTACGTCACCAAGACCAATAACTCCACCCTCTCCTACGTGCTGCCCAAGGGAACCCTTGTGTCGGCGCGAGTCAAATTCCGGGGCAAGGCCGTGTCGTTCTATGACTACCAAACCACGAGTGACTCAGAGTCGGGAAGTGGTAGCCCGGGGATAACGACCTCCATGGGCCTGATGGTCAGCTATCCTACTGGGTACACGTTCCTTTCGGGATTGGCTACGTCAACTGTCTCCTCGGGCGGCTCTGATACTTACTCTGTGTCCGCAAGCATTGGCGGGGCAGTCGCCTCTCAGTCGGGATCGGGCACCGGCGCGACGGTCACCGCAAACGCGTTCGTCTCGGCGACCTCATCGCAGCATTCGGCCCTGCATGTCACCGCCTACACGTATGCCTTCTCTATATCCACGCAGTGGCGCAAGCTCCTTACCTCCCAAACCCATGACCCCCACGTCCACATCGGCGCCTCCCAGTACGGCTATACCGGCGACCTCAACAACGGGGTCGAAACCGGCTGGTACGACATCGCCGCCTCCGTCTCGCCGGACTCGACGGTTACCCTTACGATCAACGTGGATGGGTCCCTCGTTGGGGCCCCTGACGCGGTAGACGTCTATGTCGAAATCATCGTCACCGCCGCCCTCGGGGCCGAGCAGGTCACGCCGATCAACCTCGACACCAAGGCCCGGTCGGCCCTGGCCTTCGAGCTCGACCCGGTCCAGGACGCGGGCTGCACGGATACGGTCTGGTTCCCACGGATCCAGGCCAACCGGACCAACGTCTGGACCTCGCCGGAGTTCGATCTGAACTCGAAGCTCGATCAGGCCGGCTGGACCTATTGGAACGGCGCGGCCTGGGTAGCCCTGCCCGTAGGTGGGGCTCCCGTCACCGCCCGCTGCCGCTACGTCTCGCCGGTTCCCGGCGCCTGGGCCACCAGGTGGTTTTACTGGCGGGCCTGCTCCTGGGACGCCGACATAGCCGACTACGGCGACTGGTCAGCCACCCGGCAACTCCGCGTCATCCTCTCCGTGGCCCAGCGGTTCGCCCTCGTGGATTCCGCGGCCACCGATTGGACGGCGAATGCCTTCGGGGTGAAGACCAGGCAGACCACCAACGGGGAACTTGGCTGGATGCGGTTCAGCCTGGCCGACGTCGCCTCCAGCGAAATGCCCATGCGCGGCGAGGAAATGACTCTCGCGATCCGGGACGGCGACGGAAACCAGAAGCAGTTCACCGGCTGGGTCGAGGGTGACCCGGCGAGGATCGACGCCAACGTGTTCGCCTACGACTGCTACCTGCCGGACGCGAAATTGGTTCACCGCATGATCGTGACGACGGCCACCTGCTCCCAGGATTACGGGCAGCATCTTTACGACCTGGTCAGCCTCTACGCCACCGACCTCGACCCGTCCGGGATCAATGTCTCCCTCGGTCTGGCCGGACCCATGGACGTCCTCGGGAAGACCCTGATGGATGCCTTCAAGTTCGTGAGGCCACTGGTCCACGCCATGTTCTGGGTGGCCGCCGACACCGACCCACCGAAAACCTGGATGATGAAAACCACAGACATGCCCGTCTCCAGTTACTGCGCCATCCGGGGCCAGGTGGCCCCCTGATCGAGGGAGGTCCTACGATGCCCATCATAGATACCGAGATCCATTTTCACCTGTCCGGTGGCGCGGCGAACGCTAACCCCGACCTATCGCTGGGCGGCACGATCTCATCCCATGCCATAATCTCCGCCTCGGCGACGGAACTCTACGACGACATCACCGGGGCCGAGGCCCTGGCCGGGTGCGTCAAGTACAGGGCCTTCTACGTCCAGAACGCCTCGACCGGCTACCCGTGGCAGACTCCCAATACCTGGATCAGAACGAACACGCCTTCGGCTGGGACCAACGCCAAGATGGGTCTCGACCCCGTCGGGCTCTACTCCACGGGAACCACCATCCTAGATGAGACCTGCGCCCCGTCGGGAGTCACCTTCAGCCTGCCGAGTTCGGCCGCCCCGCTCACCATGCTGGATGTCCCGACAACCCAGTGGTACTGCGTCTGGACCGAGCTTACCGTCACGGCCGGTTGCACGGGGTTCTCGACGGATTCCTTCGTCATCGCGTTCGAAGGCGGATCCGACGCGTGAGACCCCTAGCCGCGCTAGCCGAGACATGGAGGCGGGGCCACTGGCCTGAGACCGCGCCTTACCGGGCCGTGCGGCTTCTGGCTCGCCTTGTCCGCCTGGGTTCCTTCGGTCTTCTCCGTCTTCCCCGCGTCTACGCGCACAGCGAGAAGAACGCCGCTGGCTACATCGACGGGGCCTACATTCATACCCTGACTGGCAACTGGGTCAAGGTGGAGAAAGTCTCGCCGGGCCGCTTCCGGCAGCGGTGCTCCGCGCCTCCTCCGCTCAGATTCGGCCTGGGCCTCCTGCCCGCCCCGCTCATGGCGGCGACGGACCTCGCCCAGATCACCGCCGGGACGAACGACAGGCACGTCTGGGCTAGCCATGCCGTCTACGCCACGGCGAGGGCCGCCACGACGGGCACTTTCACGCACAACATCGACTACGCGGCTCTGATCATTGGAGTCGATTACTCCAGTTCGACCTATTATGTCTACCGTGGCATGATTCCCTTCGATGCCACGGGCCTGCCGGACACCTGCCGGATCACCCTGGCGCACGTTCACGTTTACGTGACCACGGTTTACGCGAACGGCGACAGCATTTCCATAGTCGGACCCTATACCGGCAGCAATCCCATGGTGGAGGACGATTTCGACCAGATCGGTACCACGGTTCGCGGAGAAACCGGTTGCACTACGACCGGGGCCAAGACGATCACCCTGACCGCCTTCACCGACATCTCGAAGACCGTCGTGAGCCGCTTCGGAGTCAAGGGCCACTACGACGCGGCCCCGCACACTCCCAGCGGCGACATGATGTTCAATATTGGCTCCGCCGACAACTCGACGGCGCCCTACCGGCCCAAGTTGGATGTCAGCTACGTTCTCGACGTCGGACGGGACCTGGACGTCCGCTATGGTGCTGGCGGCGTGGTCGGCCGGGACCTTGAGATCCGCTACGCCGCCGGAGCCGTCATCGGCCGGGACCTTGAGATCCGCTACGCCGCCGGAGCCGTCATCGGCCGGGACCTCGACGTCCGCTTCGACCTCAGCGGGAGGGGCTACGGCCGAGACCTCCAAGTCGTCTACGGCGTCAGCCCCCATTTCCGCTTCGTCGCGACGCCCGCTTGGGAGGCCCAGGTCGGACCCCGGCCCAACCGCGTCCGGGTCCTGATCGAGGGGACTACCACGGTGAAGACGGCGGGCGCGCCAGCGGCGAACGCGGCCATCGACGGTCCGCCAATCTCAGTCGCGGTCGATACCACGGCGGTTCAGGCCCAGGCCGTGGCCGACGCCCGCCTGGCCGCCTACGCCCAGAACCCGCTCCGGGTCGCCGGGCCGGTCTTGCTGAACGCGCTAATCGGGTTCGGCGAGGCTCTGCCGCTCTACTGGTACGAGCAGACGTGGTCGGCCGGGGTTCGGACCTACCCCCTCCGGGAGACCGCTAACCTCCCCGTGACCGCGATTGAGCATGACGTGGACGCCGGGACGACCAGGATCGACGCCGGAGATCCGGTGCCGTCGGACGAGCAGATCATCGCTGACGCACTGAACAAGCTGAAGTAGCGTGAGCCAGGAGTATTCGCCAACAAATGGGCCCCGCTTGGGGCCCTCACTGATTCTCGGAGGTGGCGCGAGTGACGGCGGCCGAAGTTCGGCCTAAGCTCGACCTCGCTATGTGCGGGGCGCATGGACAGGCCATCACGGACCTGCAGCGGTGGCAGGCCGATCAAAACGGCACGCTCAGGGAACTCCGGAACGAGGTCGGAGCCGTGCGGAGGCAGGTAGGCTCGACCCTGGTGGCCGTGATCCTGCTCCTCTGCGGCGTAGTCGTAGACCTGGGGGTGCGGCTATGGCTGCGCTAAGACCGCCCTTCATCAGCCCGGTAGCCCCTGAGACCAAACTCTCGGCCGCGTTCGATGCCTGGGGCGATCACTGGGAACCCAAGGCGACGTCGGGTCCGCACAAGGGCAAGGGGCAACACAAGGGCTTAGACTTCGAAGTGCCTGTCGGAACCCCGGTCCGGGCCATCGCTGACGGGGTAGTCCGGGAGGTATCCTCCACCATACGCGGGGGCCTGTACCTCTGGCTCGGCCACGGCGGGGGCTACCACTCCGGCTACCACCACCTGTCCGAGGTCTATGCCTCCGCGGCCTCCGCGAAGGCCGGCCAGACCGTCACCGCTGGAGACGTCGTCTGCCTTTCCGGGGATAGCGGGACAAACACCACCGGCCCCCATCTCCATCTCACGGTCCGGGGCCCGGGCCCGGCCGCGGACAACCGGATCGACCCCCGGCCCTTCGCGGCTACGCCGTTCGCTGACATCGGGCCGGAGCACTACGGGTATGACGCCGCCTGCTGGGCGAAGGACCCCCTGGGCAACAAGGGGCCGGCTCTGGTCGCCGGCCAGGGCGGCGAGCTGCCCCGCGAGGCGCCGGTGACGCGAATCTGGCTCCTGACCGTGCTCTGGCGGTTCTGGGGCCTGCTCCGGAAGTAGGCCGCTCACCATGACTTTAGCAAGGGAGGTGAACACCGTGGAATTCTGGGGATGGAGCTTCATCGGCTCGCCCTTCGGGGCGGTCCTGACCGTAATCCTCCTAACCGAGGTCACTAAGGACCTGTTCGACAACCTCGTCGCCTGGGTCTTCCGGAAACGGAAGCCAGTCCCGACCCTAAAGACGCAGACCCTCGCCTACCTCTGGGCTCTGGTCTTCGCGTTTCTGGTGGCCATCCACGCCGGCGGCTTCGACGCTTGGGCCGCCGTCCTGGCCTTCGTCAACGCGGCCGCCGTCGCCTTCGCCGCCATCATGGGTTGGGAGAAATTCAAGGAGCGGATTCTCGCTATGCTGAACCCCATGCCGGCCAATGGGGGCGGGCCCGCTTCGGGCATCGTCTCCCTGGCCGCTCCGACCCGCTCCCTGAGCGACGCCTCCGCTACGCATCTCGGCAAACTCTCTCCTCGGGGCTAACTACACTGAGCGCATCACCGAGAGTCCGATCCCCGAGAGTCACCCTGGCCCCCACCCTAACCGGTGGGGGCCTTTTTCGATTCCCGGCACGCCCCTCCCGCTTCCACCAAACCTCATCTACCAGGGCGTTTGTCTTTCGCCCTTCTTCCCCCTCGACGCATAACTACTCATTACTGACGCGATTGACAAAAGCCCTGGTAAACGTCGCGCCAGGAGGCTCCAGGACGCGCTGGAAAACAGGGCCCTTTATGAATACCTGTTGACACTATCAACAGCCTGTCCTGGGGTCGCTCAGGAGGTCGATCCCGCTGGACTCCTCGCCGAATGTTGTTGACAGCGTCAACACATATGATAGAATGAGGTTAGGCAGTTGACGATATCAACACCGAGGAGGAAACTGAAATGCTGAATGTCCGCATCGGCCAGGTGATCGTATACGCCCGTCCGCGACACCTGCAGGTCGTTGTCGATGACTCGTACAGCATCAAGGATACCCTGAAGGCGGACGGCTACAAGTTCGACCCGATGGCTCGCGCCTGGTGTAAGCGGTTCCCGATTGACGCCTTCGCCGCCGTCGCGGACGCCATGCGGGGTCTCGTCTCCCTCGGGGCGGTATGGCTGGAGGACCTCCACGATACGGAGGACGCCGCCATGAACGCTCGGCTCCTTCTGCGGGGCCTGGTCACGCAGGACAACGCCGCCGAGTTCGTGGCCGCCTTCGCGGGCCTTACCATGCATGACATGGTAGACCAGAAGAAGTCGCTGACGTTCTAGCCCGGCGCATCTCCCCACGCGAGTGGGGGTGGCAAGGCCCCGACCCAAACAGGGCCGGGGAGGAGAGGAGAGGCTGAGAATGTCCGAGAGGGCTTACGAGGGTTGGGTAATCCGGCATCACTTCCTCGGCGGCAACCTGTTCGGCGGCGAGGGCGAGGAGGGCATCGACCGCGAGGGTAGCGTCCGTCGCTATGCCGAACTCTGTCGGGAGGCCCTGGTGGAGAACTATCCCGGGGCCGACATCCAGGTGACCTACGACAGCCCCAATGTCCAGGGTTCCGGCGGGCGCACCGAGGTCGTCCCCGCCGGCGAAGACCCCGAGTCCTTCCAGCAGGCCGAGGCCGAGAAAGACGGCCTCGACGCCATACTGTCCAGGGTTTTCGAGGACGGCAACTGGTATGTCGAGAAGCGCTACGGCCTCCAGGAGTTCGCGCAGGCCGTCGGCATGGACCCGCGCCGCCTCTCCGTGGAACGCGGCCGGGGCAAGGTTCCGACCCCGGAGTTTGAACTGGCCTGCGGGCCGGTCTGGACCCATGACCAGGTCCAGGCGTTCAAGGAGAAGCTGGCCGGCGAGGCCGCGGCGCGCCAAGCGAGAGGACGGATGGAGGCGTGGCACTTTGCGACCGCCGAGGGATGCCTAACGGAGCACGACAGCCATGTGATCAGGCAGGGCGAAACCCTGACTCTGCACGGCGAGTGCTTTCGCGGTGCGCCCCGCATTCTGGACGCGCTCAAGGGCGCGCCTAGTCCCGTCGTCGTCTGGGTAGAGTTCACCCGAAGGGATGTCTCGCAGGACGCCCGGTTCTGCAAGACAGACATCACCGCCCTCTGTGACCCACAGGACATTGCCACCACACTCCATGAGGCCGCCTGCGACTGGGCGGAACTAGCCCTGTGGGGAGTCGCCCTGGCCATACGGGTACAACCCGATCCCGCGAGCTTGGAGGCTGTGCGAATCAGGCGGGCATGGCTGCGCGGCGAAGCGACGGACAGTGAGTGCGAGATCGCCAAGCAGACCATCAGCCGAGACATCCCCTGCCTGCCCCTCTCGCGCAGCGCCGAAACGGCGGCCATGTGTGCGGCAGCGGCAGCGGCGTCTGGTGGCCCTGTGGGGTGCGCCATAGTCGCCGCCGGCTCCGCAGCGAGTGCCGCCGAGTGGGCCTGCACGTCAGGAGATGCCCAGCGGACCATCGCCCGAGCCGCCGTCAGGGACTACCTCAACGCTGACCTTGAGCAGCGCGTTCGGGCAGTTCTGGGAATGCACGAGTAGGCGTTCAAATCTCTCGGGCCGGTCCTCCGGGGCCGGCCCTTCTTCGTATCCCGGACCCCACCCCTACACCGCCCCGCCGTGCCGCCTAACCGGGGGCGTCCTGGCGCGATCAGGCCCCCAGACAGACCATGGGCCGATTCGGGGAGTTCAGTTCGTCCTGGGGCTTCCTAGCGCGAAATCGGTTCGGGAGGCGAAGCGAAGGCCGGGAGGGGGTGCCCGAACCGGTGCCCAAATCAGGAGGACGGGGCAGGACGAGAAGAGACGAAGACTCACGTAGCCGCAGGTAGACCGCGCCTCGGGAGGCAACATCGCAGGTCCGTGACGCGGGCGCGTTTAACAGAGTGTTAAGAGGCGTCAGGTGTCGCTAATGGCCCTGTAGCTGGCCTTATGAGTCGGAGCCGCCTCCGTCTGAGCCGCCGCCGGTGCCCGCTTGGTGCCCGCCGATGGCCCGCTCCAGCCTCTCGGCCGCGGCCGCCCGGCTCGACGGCAGATAAGCCGCGTAGTAGCGGAGGGTGATCGACGGATTCGAGTGGCCGAGGAGCCGGGAAACGACGTGGAGTTCGACGCCTTCGGCCAGGAGCAAAGTGGCGTAGGTATGGCGCAAGCCGTGCCACGGGAAGCCGGCCCGCCCCTCGGTGGCCATCAGGCCGGCGAATGCCTCCCGGAGCGCGTAATCCGGGAGAGCTCTCCCGTCCGCGCACGATATCACCAGATCGTGGGGGTGATAAGCGGGGCCGAGCGCCAGGCGACTCTGGACCTGTCGCTTGCGCTGGCCGCGCAGGAGGGCGGTAGCCGTCGCGCCAAACGGGACGTCGCGGAGGCCGGCCACGGTCTTGGGCGGTTTCCATGCCGGCTCCGGCCGCGCCCTCTTGAGCTGGTGGCGCACGTGGAGGAGGCGGCCCTCAAGATCGACGTCCGCCCAGCGCAGTCCGAGGAGCTCTCCGATTCGGAGGCCCGACCACAGGGCCAAAGCCAAGGCCGAGTAGTGCTCCCAGGCCCGAGCGCGATCGAGCAGGGTCCGCGTCTGCGCGCGGTCGAGGGCCACGACCTCCAAGCGTGGCGCCGACGGCCAGGTCACCTTTCGAGTGGGATTCCGAGAGATCATCTCCAGCCGCTCCGCCTGGCCCAGGCTGCCCACGATGATAGCGCGGATTGTGTGCTGTGTCGCCGGCGCCAGGCCCTTGGCCTCCAGCGCCGCCGATAGTCGCTGGATGTCGAGGGGTTTGAGTTCCTGGAGGGCAATATCGCCGAGGGCCGGGAGGACGTGACACCGGATTAGACTCCCGTAGGCCCGGCGCGTGCCCGGCTCACGGCGGGTCAGCGTGAGCCAGTCCTCGAGCCACTGGCCATAGCGGAGGGCCGACGGCTCGACGTAAGTCCCTGCATCGATCTCGGCCAAGGTCTTGCGGAGTTCCGTCTCGGCCTGGCCCTTGGTCACGGGCTTACCGTCCGGGCGCTTCACCGCTACCCTGCGCCTTCGGCGCTTGCCGTCCGGCCCATAGCCGTAGTCGATCAGCAAACTCGACCAGCCCCGCTTACCGCGCTTCTCGACGTGCCCGGTGACCATCGGCCCCACCTCCGCCCTCCACCCTCAAGGGGCGCGTCGCCCCTAGTTCGACCAAAGCCTCCGTTCTCCTAGGCCCAGTTCCGCCAACCTGATCCCGGCCGCCTCCGAACTCACCCCCAAGGCCCGCGCGATCTCGACCGGGGAGCGGAGCCCCTGCCGCCAGAGCCAGGAGACCGACTCATCGGGCATGAGGAGCTCGCGGGCGAAAACGTCGGCCTCCCGCTCGATCTGGGTATCCGCACTGGCCCGCGGGGGGAAGACATGGATTTGCGGCCGGTCGGCGAGGAAGTGCTTGAGCTCGTGCGCGGCAGTGAACCGCTGACGGCCGGCCGCCTGCCGCGAGTCGGTGACCACGTACCAGCGGCCCTCGATCTGGACCAGGGCCCCGGCGAGACCGCCGAGGCTCCAGCGCCTCCAGTCGAGACCCAGGTGGCGGAGGAGCCAGCCGAGATTGACCTGGGGCCGCAGGCGGCAAACCTCGAAATGGCCGGCCTCGGCGAGAATGCGCCGGGCCAGGGAAACGGGATCCGTCTTCACCCATATCACCCCTCCTGCCCCCAGGGGTGCGGTAGAGACTTTCGGCGACGAATACCGGGGAGTGGTAGCGTTCGGCGAGCAGGCGGGAGTTCCTGCCACTGGGTGAAATTGGTGGGTATGCTGGGCGTTAGCGGGGATGAGGGGGGCGGGCCGGTATGCGGTGGGCGGTTGTGGGCAGGGATGGTTGAAGGCGGCCCTACTCCTTGGCGGCCGCCACTTCGGATGACTTGGCCCGCTTCCGCCTTATCTTGTGGGCCACGCCCTTCGCGTCCCACTCGTAAGTCGTGGCTCTCACAAGAAGCTTGAAGAACTTGGCTTTGGCATAGTGGTAATCGGGACCGGTGGAGTTTATGCGCTCCTGGGCTACGCTGAGAAGCCAGAACGCGCCGTTGAGGTTGTTCTGTTCGACATAGACGCTGAACAACTCATCGAAGACCTGGGGGTGCCAGGAACCCATCATGACGGTTGTCTTGTGGACGCGTTCTGCCGTGTCGAGATCGCCGACCCGAAAGTGTGCCGCCCCGAGCCTGGCGAGGGCATAGTCGAGCGCGAAGTAGTTCTTGTGTGCCCGGCACAGGACCAAGTAATCGTCGGTCAGGTAGAACCGCTCACCGCCGAACTGCTGGTAGGGAGATGCGAGAGGACCCGCGAGTAGGCCGCGGATTTCGTCGGTGAGAATGGCTTCGGGAATCAGCGAAACATCGGGCTTGATGAAGGGGAGGTCGCCCACGACCTCACTTCCCCTCTCCCGCCTGCTCCGCCTTGGCCGACTCAATGAGCGCCCTCTTCGCGTCTGCGAACTCGTCGGCCGAAATCTCGCCCGCCCTCCTGCGTTCGGCCAGGCGGTCCATCTCCGCAAGGAAGGCGCTCCGTTCCGGAATGGCTGCCGCCGGGCTTTCGGGTTCGGCCGATGGGGTAGCCAGGAGACCGGCGAATGCGGCATATTGTTTTGCCGCGTCCTTCCCGCCGAAGAAGACCTCCACTGTCAGCGGCCCGCGTTTGAGGATCAAGCGAATCAGGCTCGCATCCCGGGCCCGGCCTCCGAGAGCGGCTCCGGCCAGAAGGCCGAACCCACCAGCGAGCGCCGCTCCCGCCAAGGCCCCGGCGGCCGTCCGTCCGAGCGTTGCGGTTGAGGCTGGCACGAGGGAAAGGCCGAGGATGTCTTCCCGGCGGATCGAGATCGAGCGCCCGGCCCCAGCAAGCGAGAAAACGCGCAGGCAGTCCCCGTCCGCAGAGACTAGTGCCTGAGACTGGTGGGCAAGATCGGGATGGCCACCGAGGTAAGTGAGTTGCAGGGCTCCGGCCTTCATCAGCTTGGCCGCCTCCGCGACGCTGCCGAAAAACCCCTGGTTTCCGGTCATGTCCTCACTGCTCCCCTCTGTTCCTTGCCGGCCGCAGGCCCTTCCGCTTGTGCTCATCCTTCATGGCGTCGATGAAGCCCAAGAGTTTCTCTCGTTGAACGGGGGTTAGGTCCTGGGTGGCACGGTAGAAGATCGTCTCCTCGGCAAGTCTGCCTGGCGGGGGATCGGTGATGGGCCCCCGGTCGCTTGCCCGGCCGAGGAGGTAGTCAGTTGACACCCCGAAGAAGTCAGCAAAGGCGCGGACCTGGTCAGGCGTGGGTGATGTCGCGCCCGTCTCGTAGTTGGAGATCGTCTGCTTAGCGACGTTGAAGCGACGGCCGAGATCCGGTTGGCTCAGTCCCCGTTCAATCCTCAGCGCCCGTAGGCGTGCCCCGAGTGTGTCCGATATCGCAGTCCACTCCCGTCCTCCCCTGAATTCTAGTCCAGAAATCCTTGACGCAAAAGGATTGTCAAGGAATCCGCGTCGCATCGCTTGACACGTCCGGGAACCTTTGACTATACTGGGGTCAAAGAAACCTGGACGGTGAGACAATGAGTCCCGGACAGCGCATCCGCCAGATCAGGGAGCAGAAAGACCTCACTCAAACTCAACTCGCGCAGAGGCTCGGGCGGACGAAACAGTGGCTCTCCGAACTTGAGCGCGGAAACGTCAGGCTCAGCTACGAGATGGCCGTCGCCGTCGCCTCGCAATTCGGCACGACGCCCGACGCGATCTTCCTCCCCGACCAGTCTACCTCTGAGACGGCCGCCCCATGACCATCAACTGGGACGCCGAGCCCCTCACCCTGACTGTCGAGGACGTCTGCCGGATCCGGCGACTGTCCCGGAACACGGTTTACGACCTCGTTCGGGAGCACGTGATCCCCCACGATCACTACGGCCGAGCGATTCGCATCGACCGCGACGAGCTTCGCCGGGGCGCTCCACCTCAGCATACCCACACCACCGACCCTCTCTCCGTCCCTCTCCATCGCCGCCTACCTCCAGCCGCGCCCCGGCGATCAGGTACCCAGTCTATGGCTGCCGGGCGGTAGATAGCCAGCCACCCACGGCCCAGTGGAAGGGAGGGAAAAAGGATGGACTTTCCACAAGCGCTCATGGCCGCCCGCCGCGATCGGGGGCTGTCGCAGGAGCGCCTGGCTCGAAAAATCTTCGTCACTGACGGCATGATCTCGGCCATGGAGCGGGGCGACACGAATCCCCCACTAGCCCTACTCGCCCCGCTCTGTCTCGCGCTGGATCACCCGGCTACGTATGCGGCGGCCGCGCTATGCGCCAACGGCGGGGTCGGCCCCATGTGGCACGACGGGCCCCGCGCCGACCACCACCGCCTGACGGCCCGAGACCGGGCTCTCCGGGAGATCGGCCATGCCCGCGCCGCGCTAGAGCGGTTCGGGGCCCTGATCGAGTCCGTGGAGCCGGACCAGCTTGGCGCGGAGGGAGACAGGCAGTTCGACGTCGCCCTCGACCAGTTGGCCGACGTGGTGGACCAGGGCTGGAACGCCCTCGGAGATCTCTGTCTCTGGGGCGGCAGGAGTCTCGCGGACGTGTGGATCCACCGCCGGGAGGAGCTCGTCGCCGGCGGTTATCTGGTGGGGAAGGCGGGTCGGGAGAATGCGAAAAGCGCGTAAGAAGATCGGTCGCTGTGAGGTGTGTCGGCGGACGATAACCGTCGGCAGGCTGTGCAAGGGCTGCGAGGCCCGGCTCGCCAGGAATCTCGCCAGGGCCCGGGAGCTGTTCAAGCGGGGCCCGGTCAGAATCGGCTACCACGGCACGGTGAAGGGTCTCCGTGACAATGCCCTACCGGAGATCCGCCGGGCGGCCATGCAGGGCCTGGTGCTCAGCGCGGCCTTCAAGCTTCAGAGGCGCCTGAATGCCGTGATGCTTCGGGAAGCGGGCGAGGCGGCGTGATCCTCATTGACCAGAACGGCAAGACCATCGACGTGCCTGTCCTTCAGGGCGAGATCGAGGAGACCGGCCCGGCCTGGGTGGGCTGGCGAGCGCCCGAGGGCTATCTGATCGTCACGGTGGACGGAAGCGGCCATGTCCGGCGCGAGACGCCGGCCGACTACGCGGATACGACCGTCCCTCCCTGGGGCTCGCCAATGGACGCCATTGACGACACCGGCTGCGCGCTGCTCTGCGGTCTGCTCCAGGGGATACCCGTCGGGCGGTTGGCCGTGCTCGTAGGGGAATTACTCTCGACCTTTGCTCGGATGTTTGTCGCCCACTTCCCCCGAGAGCGGTTCCTCCTGCCGGTTGAGATCGTCGTCGATTGGCTCCGGATGAACGGTTCCCGGGCCCTCTCCGAAGCGACGGACGAAACCCGGACGGCTCTCGCGGAGTGGCTCGTGGATCGGGATCTCGCCCGGGCCGGGTAGTGAGACACGGGGGCTCGGCGGTCCACCCGGGCTAGCCGGGCCCCCTGGAAGATGAGGAAGGCCAAGGAGGCTAACGATGATGTCTCTGCCAGCGACGAGAGTGGCGAATCCGCTGGATGCCTATAACCCGAACGAGTACAACATTCTGACGCCGGTCCTGGTAGTCGATGAGACCTCGCCGCTCCACCAGGTGCGGGCGCAGGTCGTCAAGATCAACCCCGACCCCGGCGCCAGCGAAGTCTTTCCGATGCAGGGCGGCAAACTTTACCTGGCCGCTTCGTCCCGCCGCAAACTGGCCGCCGTCGCGGGCATCGCGGAGAACTGGCGCGAGTCCGGCATTATCGAGGACACTCCGGCGAAGGTGAGATACCTCGCCGTCGGAGCCGTACAGGACGCCGCGGGCCAATGGAGGTCGGTCACGGCCACAAAGACCCTGGCCCTAGAGGACCTCCAGAAGCAGCCCAAGATGAGCCCGGAAAGGCTTCAGAGCATTTGGCAATATCGCTATGAGCGCGCCGAGACGGGCGCCTGGTCGCGCTTGGCCACGGCCGCCCTGGGCCTCAAGCCGTCCTACACGGCCGAGGAACTCAAGAAGCCGTTCGTCGTGACGCGAGTGATCCTGGCCCTAGACTTCAGCGACCCCGAGGTCCGCAGGATGGTTACCGCCCGCGCGCTCGAGGCTCAGGCCAACATCTTCGGTCCGGCGACCGCATTGCGTCCGGCCATCGGGCCCGGACCCGTCCCGAGCACGGTAGGAGCGGCAATCAGTCTCGACGTGGCGGCGGGGGCGGATAGCGGTCTGCCGGAGGAGTTTGGCAGCGACCTTCCCTTTGACGATGAGTCTCCCGCCGAGTCGGCGATGCCTCTTCCCGCTACTCGCGGGACGGACGGGCAGGGCGAGTGGATCCAGTGCCAGACTCCTGGCTGCGCCGGCAAACTCCGCCCCGGCAAGGGCCGCACGGTGACCGAGGTCGAGACCTACTGCCTCGGTAAGTGGGGCAAGGTCCTCTGCGCCAAGTGCCAGTCCGCCGGGCAGGGGAGGATGCTCTAATGCGGATTCTCCTGACGGCGGATTGGCACTGCTGCCCTCCGCCGCTCTCCGGCCTCGATCGGGCCAGGGAGTGGCGCGACGTCGCCCAGTCCCTCGCCGAGCGGGCCAGGGAGATCCACCCCGACGTGATCGTCGTGGCCGGCGACCTCTGGGACCGCAGTCGCCCCAGCCCGGCCGAGATCAAGGACGTTGTCGAACTACTGACGCTCCTGGGCTGCGTGGCTCAGGTCGTCTGTATCCCCGGCACCCCGAGCCATGATGGCGACGGACCTGACCGCCTGGGGCCTACCGGGATCCTCTCCGCCATCGACATCCCCAGGGTCGGCGTCATCTGCAGCCCCCTGGTCGTCACTCTCCCCGGCCTCACCATCGCCGGCATTCCCGGCGCCTCGAAATCCTGGCTCGCCAACACCGAGGAGGGTCGGGGCGCGAGTCCGGTGGCCCTCCATCAGGCCATGTCGGCGAGGCTCGCGGACGTCATCCGGGGCCTGGCGGCGGAGGCGGCCCAGCATAACCTCCCGGCCATCCTAGTCGGGCATCTGTCCGTAGACGGCTGTGTCGCCTCCTCTGATGAGTCGATCCGCATGACCTCCGAGCCGGTCCTGGCCCGGGATTCGTTCCCGGACGTGTTCCAGGCCGTCTGCCTCGGTCACATTCACAAGCCGCAGGTCATCCAGTACGGTCCTTGCGGCCCCTGGATCGGCTACCCGGGAAGTTTCCTCCGCGCCAACTGGGGCGAGGAGAAGGACGACCGCGGGTTCTGGGTCCTGGACCTCCAGGCCGGACAGGTGGCTGAGACCGAGTTTCACACCCTGCCGGCCACGAACCTGGTCACGGTGGAGGTTGACGCCCGCGCCGAGGCGGCACCCGCAGTCAGCATCTGCGACGCGGTCGATCTCTCCTTCCGGCACACTGCCGGCGGCATTGTCCGGGTCCGTGCCCGCCTGACAGAGCAACAGGCCAGGCTCATGGACTGGCCCCTCATCGAGGACCACGCCCGCGAGCTCGGGGCCATCCTCCACTGGTGCCCGCCCATCGTCGAGGTCGAGCGGATCACCCGGACCCGAGGAGACGGGATCTCGACCGCCATGGGACCCCTGCAAGCGCTGGGGGCCTATATCGAGGCCACCCCAGCCCTGGCCCAAGACCGAGACGGCCTCCTCGTCCGGGCCCGCACCCAGGAAGGGGTGGCCGGAGATGGTTAGGGCCTGGGCTGGTATCGACCGGCCTCATGTGGCTACCTGCGTGCGCTGCCGCCTAACCATTGAGTGGTTCGGGTACCGGCGCGAGGTCGGGAGGGACACGCGGGAAGGGTTCGTCTGTTTGACCTGCCTGCGCAAGGAGAAGGGGGTGGCCAGTGGTGGCTGACAAGACCGTGAGGGACAGGCCGACAGAGAAGCAGGCCGAGGCGCTCTTGGAGGCGTTGGTCGGCGACATCGACATCGGGGAGCAGCAGGTAGCGCCCAAGTCTCCCCACGCGCTTACCCACCTGGAAGCGGCGCTAGGGCGAGGCCAGGTGCTCTACCCCTACATGCTGGACCGCCTGGCCGCCCCGGGCTCCATCGTGACGCGCAAGTACCGGGGCGATGGCAGCAGCAAGATCTGGGTCGAGGCCAACGCCGAATTGGACGCTTTCGAGGCCAAGCGCGACGCAACCCTGGACTACCTCCAGGGCTGCGTCGATGCGCTGCGGCCGGAGCCGAGCAGCGAGGTCGGGGTCAAGGGGCTTCGGGCCAAGTTCAGGGCTGCGTGTGATCTGCTGGGCAGCTACGTCGAGGAGCACGACGCCGGAGTAGCCGCTGCCAACCCCGGCGAGCAGGCTTGCCCCTGTGAGTTGTGCGGAAAGGCCCAGGAACTCCTACTGCACGAGAACGAGGGCGGTGACCCCCGATGAGGCTCGGCAAGGTCACGCTCAATAACTTCCTGGCTTACGGCGAGGCGGCGGAGGTGGATTTCTCCCAGATCGCACTTGCCGCGGTCACCGGGGAGAACGGCAGCGGCAAGAGCGCGCTCTGCACCGATGCCCTCCTCTGGCCGCTCTTCGGCCAGTGCCGCGCCCCCCAGGTCGATGGCGTGATCCGCCAGGGTGCGCGGGAGTGTTCGGTCGAGGTCGCCTTCGACCTCGGAGGCGCCACCTACCGGGTTATCCGCACCCGAGGTCTCCAGGGCGGGGGCAAGAGCGGTCTAGAACTCGCCCGGCTCGACGGTGAGATCTGGACCCCGCTCACCGGAGACTCCATCCGGGCGACGGAGGCCAGGATCGTCGAAATCCTGGGCCTGGACTACGACACGTTCGTCTCGGCCTCCATGATCCTCCAGGGCCGGGCGGACGAGTTCACCCGCAAAACCCCCGGCGAGCGGAAACAGGTCCTTGGTTCCATCCTGGGACTCGGCCTCTACGACCGGCTCCAGGAGGACGCTAAGGGCCGGGGTAGGGACCAGCAGGCCGAAGCCGACGCGGCCAGCCGAGACCTCGCCAGTATCGAGACCCAACTGGCGGACCGGCCGGCGCTGGAAGAGCGGGCCGGGGACATTCGACGCCAAATCACCCCGGCGGAGGAGGCGGTTAAGGCTACGGGCGCGGCCCTCGAGGCTGCCGCCCAGCGGGCCGGAGAACTACAGACCGCGGCCGGCCGCTACCAGGAGATGTCCGACCGGGTGTCTACCCTGGGCAATCAGATCACGCTGGCCCGGCTGGACCTGTCGAGCGTGGATCCGAAGCGCGAGCGAGCCCAGAAGCTCCTCGCCAACCGGCCAACCATCCTCGCCGCTTGCGAGCGGGAGGCGGCCCTGAAAGCGGAGATCGCTGCACTCGACGCCACGGTTGGCCGGGAACGAGATTTCTCGGCTGACCTCGCTGCGGCCCGGGAGATCCTGGGCCAGTGGCAGGGAGAAAAGGGCCGGGCCATCGCGGTTGCCTCAAGCCAACTGCGGGACGCCAGGGACCGCGCGGCGCTTCTAGGAGAGGTGCCGTGCGCCGGCGAGGACCGGACCACCTGCAAACTCCTGGCCAGCGCGAGGGGGGCTGCCGACCGGATCGGAGATCTCCAGGCGGAGGTAAGCCGGCTGGAGGGCCAGACTATCCCGCCGGCGGCCGAGCGCATCTCGGCCATCGAAGCCGCGATCGCCGCTCTGGGTTACGACCCCAGCCACCACCAGGCCCTCCGGAACGAGCTCACCGACGTCGCCAACAAGGCCCGCTTCCGGGCCGAATCCGACCTTGCCGAGCAGGCGCTCGCCGAACTCGCCGAGCAATCGAGGAGGTTTACCGAGAACCTCTCCCGGCTTGAGGGCGAGAAGGCCGCCGCCGCGGCCGGCCTCCAGGAAGTCGAGGAGAAGCGGGCCGCCATGACGCAGGCGCTTGTCGTCCGGGAGGCGGCCGCCGGTGAGGCTGAGCGCTGCCGCCAGGCCCTGGGTGTTCTCCAACGGGATCTCGGCCACATCGAGGGCCGCCTCCAGGCCCTGGCCGCGCTTACCGAACGCCAGGCCGGTCTCCGGGCCACGCTGGCCCAGACCGAGACCGAGGCCGGCGCGTGGGGTAAACTCGCCACCTGCTGGAGCAGGAACGGCGTCCAGGCCCTTCTGATCGACTCCGCCATCCCCGAGATCGAGGCCCGGGCGAACGAACTCCTGGGCCGCATGACCGCCGGGAGGATGTCCCTCCAACTCAGCACCCAGCGGGAGACCGGGAAACACACCATGGCTGAAACCCTCGACATCATCATCACCGATGAACTTGGCAGCCGACCCTATGAGTGCTGGAGCGGCGCCGAGAAGTTCGAGGTGGATTTGTCGTTGAGGGTCGCGATCAGCAAGCTCCTCGCCCGCCGCGCCGGGAGACGGATCGAACTCCTGGTGATCGACGAGGGACTGGGGAGCTTGGACCCCGGCGGACGGCAGCGGTTCCTGGAGGCCGCGCGGGCCCTGGGAGCCGATTTCGCCCAGGTGCTCATCATCTCGCACATAGCCGAGCTCGCCGAGGCCCTGCCCCAGCGGATCGAGGTAACCAAGGGGCCTGGTGGTTCGGAAGTGAGGGTGCTCGCATGACCCAGACGACAGGGGAGGTGAAAACGATGGACATTCCCAGCACAAAGGAGGCTGTCATCGGCCGACTTCTGGCTCTGCCCGCCGAGATAGCGGGCGCGGAGCGCGACGTTCTGGCTCAGAACGAGCGCCTGGCCGAGATGGAGTGTGAACTGACCGCGGCTTCGGACCAGGCATACCTCACCGATCGGATCGACGGCAAGAACGCAGAACTCCGGGCGGCGCAGTTACGGCAGATGACGCAGAACGAACAACAGGCCGACTGGGAGGCGCGGCTATCTCGCGCCGCGGCTATGTCCCGCCTGACGATCCTCCGGACGGAGCTCGACGCCCTGCGGTCAGTCGCGGGGCTGCTGGCTAGCTAGAGACCCCAGACCCGCCCTCCCCTGAGCGGGTCCGGGAACGCAAACGAGAGGGGGTGAGCGAGTGGATACAAAGCCGAAGACGGTGACGCTGCTCTACGACAACGGCGACTGGGGCGCGGAGATGGTGGTCTGCGACGAGCCGAGGACCGTCCTGGCGGGCGGCGGCGACAACGTCGCGGACGCGCTGGAGGACTTGGCTTCCGAGGTGCGCCTGGCTGAGGGGAAAGAGGACGCCGACGAGGACGAGACGGATGAGGACGACGGAGCGCCCAACACGACGTCGGGTGACTAGCACCTGATCGGGCACGACGGCAACACCCTGCCGGCGGGAGGGCAGCCCAGTTCACCCGCCGGACCTTTGAGAACCTTTGAGAACCTGACAACTTCACAGTTTCGTCGATGGCAGCGACCAGGCGTAGCGCATCCGGCCAACATCACTACGCTAAAGCGGGCTGGATAAGGCCCAGTGTGCCCAAAACCGTAACGGGAGGGTAGCCGGAGACGCGCCATCGACGAGTCTGGCTGGCGGGGCGTGCGAGTAGACAGCAGCCCACCGTCTGTGCGACGGACGCGCCGTGCTGCAAAGGGCAGCGGCCCCCGCCAGCCAGCATGACCACACCGGGCGGCCCAATCGTCAGGGGTCGCTGGGACCGGGCCGCCTGGGTGGGACGGAGAGGGGAGGTGAGGTCTTGAAGGGGTTCACCGAGGGACGGATTGTGCACTACGTCATGCCGAGCGGCGAGCACCGTCCGGCCATCATCGTCAGAGCCGGGGACAGCGAGGACGGCTGCGCCAATCTGGTGGTCTTCCTGGACGGGACAAACGACCTGGAGACCGGGGGCGAGCCGCGGTTGACTGAGTGGCAGACAAGTGTCCTCCAGGCCGAGGAGGCGCTGGCGGGTACCTGGCACTGGATCGAACCGGCCTAAACGCGAGACAGCGGACGCAAAAGCGGACGGTTCTTATAGCCGGTCCTTGGGGGAGGGCCGGCGCGGTTGGAGGGCCGACAGAGGCCCCGAACGGGAAGGGCGGAGAGATCGTGACGGACGTTGACACCCTGGAAGGCCAGGCCCTCGCGGACGCCGTGGCCGTGGAGGTCATGGGCTGGGAATGGGATACCTGGGGGTACTGGCTCGGCCTGCCCGCTGGGGTGGCGTTGTGACCACCGAGTCTACCGCTGCCGCAAAGGTGGACAAGCCTTCCCGGAAGGACAGGCGGGGGAGGCGGCCGGACCCCTTGACCCTGGACGACAAGCGGGGTCGGGCGAACCGGCTCGCTAGGCGGCGGGCCAAGCGGAACGCGGCGGCCATGGCGAGGAGGGGGAATCGGGGATGAGGTCCTTCTATTTTCACCGGGTCGCCTTTGAGTTCCGTCGCCTCCTGCTCACCCTTGGCGGCAATGTCTACCTTGGCGTGGGCAACCGACCGCCCTGGGCGTGCTCACTCGGCCAGGAGTACCGGGGTCACATTCTGACCGCTTTTGTCCCGACAGTCCCGGACCGCGAGGGCAGCGCCTGGGAACAGTCGTACCCGTGGGAACTGTCGTACCCGTGGGAACTGTGGGGCAAGCCGAGGAGGGGGAACCGGGGATGAGTATCGGCGAGTCAATCCTGATATGGCTCTGCGTCTTCTGGCTCGGCGTAGGCACCCTGGTGGCCCTGGTGAGGCTGGGCTACGTTGTCGCCCAGGGCATCGGGAGTCACCTCTACTGGCGCAGGGTCCGACGCGAGGAACGCAAGGCGGCCCAGGTCGGAGGGCGGACATGAGCGACGGAGGGGAAACCGTGACGGACGTTGACACCCTGCAAGGCCAGGCCCTCGCGGACGCCGTGGCCGTTGAGGTCATGGGGTGGCGACTGTCGGATGGCGGACACTACTGGCTCCCCGATGAGTTGCCCCGCTATGACTGGCAACCCCTTTCCTCCTGGTCCGACTTCGGGTGCGTGGTGGACCGGATGGGTGCGTTGGGCCTTCGCATGGCGCTTCGCGGGGATCCGGGGTCGGCATTTCTTGAGACGGGTTGCCGGGCTGCCCTCAAGGCCGTCCGGGCGAAGGAGGCGGCGGACCAGTGAGCTACGCTCGCGGAGCGATTCAGCGGAAGCGGCCGCCGAACCTTACCAGGGGCCAGCGGGAGTATCACGGGCCCTGCGAGGGCGGGTGCGGCCAGGAGATCCACACAGTGGGGGATCCGCCCCGGAGGTTGTGCGTGGAGTGCATCGGGAAGCGCGATGAGGGACCAGACCTGATTATCACTCCGGCGATTGCGAGGGCGTACATCGCGGACCGTGAGCGCAGGGCGGCCCAGGCAGGAGGGCGGACATGAGCGGCGCGATCTCCGTCATCGGCGATAACGTCATCGGCCGCCGGGTCAGGATCATCAAAACCGACGGGAGCCTCTACTGCGATCGGGACTACGTCGGTCGCCGGGGACTCGCGGTCAGAGTCACCCCGAGCGCGTTCGAACGGAGCCGCGATGGCATCACCATTCGGTTTGACGACGGCGAGGAGCGGATGTTCAGCCGCCATGAACTCGTTGTCGTTAGGGGGGCCCACCCGGTCCAGAAGGGGCGGACATGAGCGGACGACCCGTCTGGAGGCGAGACGTTTCGGACCCGGACTGCCGGGTTACCGACGTGGACGGGTTCCACGTCGAGGTCTACCGCATGACCTTCGGTCATTGGTGGGGTTGGCACGCCTGGAGCGCCGACGGCAGCATATCGGTCTACTCCTTCCTACGGAGAGGCTCCCGCTGGTTCCGGGTCCTGGCCGTGCGGGACGCCCTGCGGGAGATCGCGACGCTGAGGGGAGGCGCCCGATGAACCCCATCCGAGACACCATCGGCTACGCGGACGAGTCGTGGAACGTCATCACGGGTTGCCGCCACGGGTGCCCCTACTGCTACGCCAGGCGAATTGCCCAGAACCTCCAGAGGCGGGCGACCCTCGGCGACGACTGCACCCAGCCGGGCGGCGGTCTCCATGAGATTCGCTATAGGCGCGGCGCGGCGGCCGACAGCTACCGCTACGGTTTCGAGCCCACGTTCCACAGCCATAGACTCGGAGAACCCGGCCGGCGGCGGAAAAGCGAGGTCATCTTCGTCTCCGACATGGGCGACCTCTTCGGCGAGTGGGTGCCGTCCGAGTGGATTGACCAGGTGCTCCAGGTCATCCGCGACTGCCCGTGGCACTCCTTTCTCCTCCTCACCAAGAATTCCCGGCGCTACGGCGAGTTCAGCCTGCCCGAGAACTGCTGGGCGGGAACGACCTACACCGGCCCGGCCGATGAGCGGCGCATCTGGGACCTACCGCTGACGACCCACCCGAACCTCTGGGTGAGCTACGAGCCATCCCTGGGACCATACCCGCGCATGTGGGCCGGCGGCTATATCCGATGGATAGTCGTGGGCGCCCAGAGCGGATCCGGAGCGGTGGCTCCCAGGCCCGAGTGGATCCGGGATCTGCTCGACGCCAGGGACCAAATGGGGGACGAAGGCGCCAAGGTTTTCTTCAAAGATAACCTCGTCTGGCCCGAACCGAGGCCGAGGGAGCGCCCCGAAGGGCTGGTGATCGGCCGATGAAGCCGTCGCTAGGGGAGGTCAGCCATGCCTAAGTTGCCCTGGTTCCGAGCCTACACGGAGATCCTCGACGACCCGAAAATGGCGAGGCTCAGCGGCGACCAATTCCGGGACTGGGTCTACGTCCTGGCCATGGCCCGGGAGGCCGAGGAGCCGGGCCTCATCGCCATGTCCGCGGAGGAGGCGGCCTGGAGGGTGAGGCGCCCGGTCGATGAGTTCCGCCTCAGTCTGGAGCTTTTTGAGAGCGAGCGTTTCGGGATGGTCGCTCTAACGGAGGACTCGATTCGGGTGATCCATTTCTCCGAGCGGCAAAAGGACAAGCCCAGCGATCAACCCGGCAAGGTTCGCGAGCGTGTGAAACGCCACCGGGAACGCCATGGTAACGTTGGTGAAACACTGATGGAACGCCCCGGTAACGCGGGGGCCGGGGAAGTGAAGCGCTCAGGTAACGCGACAGATAAGAGTAGATTAGAAGAGATTAGATTAGAAGAGATAAGAGGAGAGGAGAAAGACCTAGCCCCGCCCCCTCCCGACATGACGACTCAGGAGCGGGAGATCCTCCACGCCCTCATCAACATCGACAACTACCCCTACGACGTTCTGACCGACCTCAAGTTCGTGCGCGGCTGGCTGGTGAGATTCCCCCAAGCCGATCTGCTAACGGAGATCGACAAGTGCGTGACCTGGTGGGCCGACAAGAAAGGGAAGGGCAACTGGCGCCTCCGGGTCAGGAACTGGTTCGAGAAATCGGAGGAGATCCGAAACGAGCGTGAGACGCGCAAACCATCATCGCCGCCGTCTCACCCGTCCGGCCCACCCATCCCCTCCCCAGAGACCCTGGCGGCCATGGATCGGGTCCGGCACATCTACGGCGAGGCGCCTCCCGCCCACAAGCCGGACGGGCCCGAGTCCGCCGAGGCCCTGATCGCCAAGGGCGGTGAACCCACCTGAGCGTCCCCTGCGACCGGTTGCCCCCACAGGACACGGAGGCCGAGCAGTCGGTCCTCGGCTCCGCGCTCCTCAGCCGGGATGCCCTCGATGAGATGGCCGCGATTCTCCAGCCGGAGGATTTCTACCAGGACACCCACCAGATTATCTGGACGGCGCTCTTGGCCATGCGCGAGGGCGGCCGGCCGGTGGATGCAGTCACCCTGATGGACCAGCTTCGGGCCGACGGTCAGGCGGACAGAATCGGCGGCGCCACCTACCTTTCGCATCTGGCCCGCTCCGTCCCCACGGCCGCCAACGCCATGTACTACGCCCGGATCGTCCGCGAGAGGGCGGCCCGCCGCGAACTCATCCAGGCCGGAACACGGATCGTCGCCCAGGCGTACGAGGCGACCCTCGACGCGGACGGTCTGATTGCCGAGGCTCAGCGGCTGGTGAATGACGCGACGATGCGCTCCGCCCACGGGGGACGCCTCACGAACCTGGGTCAGGTCGCGATCGACCACTGGCGCTACCTCGAGGAGACGCGGCACGAGCCGAACGTCCTTGGCCTACAAACGGGGTTCCAGGCCCTCGACGGCGTTCTCGGCGGTTTCCCGGCGGGGGATCTCATCGTCCTGGCCGGCCGGCCATCTATGGGCAAATCCTCACTCGCCCTGGCCATCGCCGCGAACGTGGCCCGGCAGGGAACGCCCGTCGCCTTTTTCTCGCTGGAGACCTCCGCCACGCAGATCGCCGAGCGCCTTGTATGCATGGCCGCCGGCGTCGATAACCTGGCTGTCCGGACGCGCTCTCTGTCGGACTACGAGTGGGACAAGGCCATGCACGAGGCCATCCATGGGATCGGCCCGCTGCCCCTCTGGATCGAGGACCGCGGGGGCATCACGACGGCCGACGTTCTGGCCGAGTCACGCCCGGTCAAGGAGCTCGGGCTCATTGTCGTTGACTATCTCGGCCTTCTCCAGGATCGGCCCACGGAGGGCGAGACCTACGCGAACCATGTCGGGCGGATGGCCCGGCACCTGAAGGGCACGGCTCGCGAACTGCGGGTTCCTCTGCTCCTCTTGGCCCAGTTGAACCGGGAGATCGAGAAGCGCGGCGGGGAGCCACACCTGTCGGATCTCCGCGACTCCGGCCACATCGAGCAGGACACGGACGCGGACCTCATGCTCTGGCGCGATCCCGAGAACGAGAACATCGTCCGGGTCAAAATCGCCAAGCAACGTAACGGCCCGGCAGGTTTCTCGATCGAACTTTTCTGGGACGCGAAACACACGAGATTTGCCGATCTGGAAAGGAGGAGGACGGAATGACCGTTTGCCGACAGTGTCCTCGGGCGGTGTTCGAGGTAGGAAACGTCGCCGAGTGTCTGCGGTGCGCGTTGCTCGTCGATTGCTATCCGGGGACGGTGATCCCGATCGACCGGCAGGTAAAGCGCGGCCTAGTCGCGGCGGGCGTCGTCCTGGCCATCATCGCCATTCTGTTTCTCGTCCCGTGGTCGTCGTGACCATGGCGGGAAGAGGGTCCGAGCGAGCGGCGATCCGGTCTCTCCTTGTCGCGGCCTGGCTCTACTTCACCGGTCATCTGTTGCTCTTGGGCTCCGGCCCGCCCGTAGTGGTCGAGGTTGGGAGGTTGGTCCGATGGCTTGCTCCGTAATCGACACCTGCACCTGGGACGGGGCGGGTTGCCCGTCGCTGCGGTCCCTGGCTGAGGCGATGGGACAGAGGCTCGCGGCCGGGCCCGCTAGGCGGATCCTCCCGACCTGGGGCGAGATCCACTGCCCCCGGACGGAGCGGGTGGTTCTGGCCCGGTGGGACGAGGCCGGCCGGCTGGTCAGTCTGGCTCCGCCGGAGGCGTCCCGCCAATCGGCCCCGGTCAGTAACCCGAAGGGACGGTGGAATTGATGGCTGCGCAGCGCGGACTCTATCGCAAGTACGTCATCGAGAAAGTCAGCGGTCGTCCGGTTGACCCTGCGGCGGAGTATTTCGTCCTCCGCGTGGACAAGGATCCGGCGGCTCGCGAGGCGCTTCTGGCCTACGCCGGAGCCTGCCGGGACACAAACCCCACGTTGAGCGACGACCTCTTGTCCTGGGTCCGGAGGTTCATGGGCGATCTCCTCGCTTCCCCCGACCCCGGCCAGGGAGTCGTCGAGAGGTTGAAGGCGATGGAGGGGTTGGCGGATGCCCTCAAGGGCTTCATCAAGGACCACTACGACCTGGCCGACTCGGGCGACATGGGCTACTTCGATCCCGAGCAGCAGCCAGTCGTCATCGCAGCGCGCAAGGCCCTGGCGGCCTGGGACAAGGCGGTGGGCCGGGATGCCTGACACCCCAAGCGGACTAGTCGCCAGGTTGAGACTGGCCAAGAAAGCCATCGACGCGGCCCGAGACCTACGCAGCGCCGCACGGTGGCACGTGGCCGGCGTCGTCGGCGACCAGGAACTCATGGCGGAGGCCGCCAGGTGCGGCAGGAAGACCGCCGCCTACGACAAGGCGGTGGGCCGCAATGGCTGATGAGCGCACATTCGACCCCAAACTCGACGCCGAGATCCGCAGGCGCCACCCAACGGCGAAACCGTCCGACCTGCCCGTGGCGGTTACTCCGTGTCCGGAGCCACCGAGCCCCGAGGACCTGATCGTTCCCCTCTCCGCCGCCGAGTACGAAGTGACCCAACAGCAGCTGCTGCTTCTCGGCACCCTGGTGGCCGAGATGCCCCTGGAGGCGTTCATCCGGAAGGCCGATCACGCGGAGGCCGTCGCCCCGTTCCTCGACCCGACCCTCTACATGCGGGGCGGCCGGAACCTCGGCGACATCATCCGCCTGGCCAAGGCCGCCCGCGAACTCCAGAAGGTCGTCCTGGACATTCAGGCCCGGACGGAGGCCCGCCGATGAGCGCCCGGACCTACCTCGACACGGACGGCCGGGAGATGTTCGTCCATGACGGTATCTCCGGCGGGCGGTCCTGGGGGACGTTCCGGCGCAAGCCCTCCGGATCACTGCAGAGGGTCTGCTCGCCCGCCCTCCCGATGCAGCCGACCCAGGGCAAGGCCCAGATGGACCTAGACGACCGGGCCAAGTTCAAGGGCTGGAAAGCGGTCGGCGAGCCAGAGAAGGGAGTGACTGACATGCCAGCGCCCCGCACTGTCGGGACGGAGGATGCCTTGATAACCGACATCGAGGTTGACCAAAACATCCGCGAGGCGACTACCGTCAAGCCGGAGTTCGTGGCCTCCATCAAAGACCACGGCGTCATCGAGCCCCTGATCGTCACGCTTACCGGCCCGGCGGCCGAGAAACCCCTGTACCTGGTGGCCGGTCACAGAAGGCTACTTGGCGCGCAGGAGGCCGGGCTGGAGAGAGTTCCCTGCCAGGTTAGGGACCTCACGCCCCGGCAGATCGCCGAATTCCGGTTCGTCGAGAACATCCACCGCGAGGACCTGAGCCCTCTGGAGGAAGCGCGGGCCATGAAGGACCTCGCCGAGACCCACGGGCTGAAACAGAGCGAGATCGCCCGAATCCGGGGCAAGAGCCAGGAGTGGGTCAGTAACCGCGGCCGCCTCCTGACCCTACCCGATCCGATCCAGGACCTCATTCGTTGCGGAATACTCTCGGCCAGCGCGGCCCTGGAAACTCACAGACTGATACGTTACCCCGACCTGGCGGCCCGGGTGGCCAGGGAATTGGAGCCCCAGCCCGGTTCGGCTCCGGCCGAGGAGCCGGTATCGGTATCCGTCGCGATCGTCCGGGATCGTGTCCAGACGGTCCTCTGGGCTAACGGCCGCGTCCTGGATGGGGTCGAGACGTTCCCCGAGTGCAGGAAATGCGACCAGAAGGAGCGGGTCTACGAGCGGAACCTGTGCATGGACCGGCCCTGTTGGCTCGCGAAGAAGGAGGCCGGAGGCAAGGCCGCTGCGGAGCGACCCAAGCGAACCGCCCCGGCCCAGCCGGACCCGAAGGCCGCGGAACCCTCGCCGGTTGCCGACGCCCCGCCTGCCGTGGGCTACCTGCCCCGGCCCCTCCGGACATGCCCGGCCGCCTGTCCCGACATCAAGGATGGCCTGTGCGGGAAACCGAAGTCCGACTGCCGCAAGACCCAGGTCCGAGAGACCCAGGCCGCCGCCGTGAGGGAACTGGCCGAATCCGAGGAGCGTTCCAGGGTCGAGGAGGCCATGCGAGCCGAGATCCGGGCGCGGCACCTCGGCCGGGTGGAAAGTTACCTCCGGCACCGGATCGCGAGTAACCAGAAGGGCTTCTCCCATCCGGAGATGCGCCTGGTGAGTCTTGCCCTCCTGGAGGGTGAGTCGGGCCTTGACTATGTCGCGGCGGTCCTCGGTGGCGTGTTCCTGGAATGCCAGCACCACGCCTCCACGGCCGAGAACTACTCCGAGGCCCTCCTGGGCCTCTCGACCCGGACCCTGACCACCCTGGCGGTGGGATACCTCCTCCTCGGGGCCGACGGCTACCTGTCCGATCCGGGATGCGTCCTGGCGAACACCATCGCGATCAACATCGGCCTGGCCCCGGAGCCGGAGGACGGGGTGACACTCGACGCCTCTCGCCTGGTGAACCCGGCGGGGGAGGAGGAAACAGACCCCCAGACGGACCCGGAATCGCCGGCGGACCCGAACCATGATCCGGACGCGGACGCCGCGGACCAAGAGGGGGCGTCCCTTACCCCTGGCCCCTCGGAGGACGGCGGCTGCGACGAGCGGAACTGCGCCGACTGCAAGCTAGTGCCGTGCCTGCGCGCGCATCAACGGCAGCCCCACGATCTTGACTGCGACTGCGACGCGTGCAAGCTAGACCGCGCTCCGACCGAGGCCATTGACGAAACGCCCGAATCCCTTGACACGGGAGCGGAGCCCCTAACTGGGACGCTACTCGCCGCGTTCGAGGCCGAGGCCATCGACCTCCGGGCCAATCCGTCCCAGGCTGCCGAGTCCAAATCGTCCAAGGCCGCCAGGAACTGCAAGGGAGACCGCAAGCGCTGCGACCAGAAACACTGCGACATCCATCCCAGCCACGCGGTGCGGAGCCATCCCGAGTTCGAGGAGGGCGGGCCTACCGTTGCCGACCAGCCCGAGCTCGCCCCGCTGTCCGTCGAGAAGGCGAGCTACGGCCCGAATCCGGCGGTAACCAAGTGCCCACTCCGCTCCAAGGGCGAGACTCTGACGACCCCGGAACAATGCCTGGCCTGCTGCCGAGGCAACCGGGTCGCCAAGGGACGGCGGGCAGCGTGCTGTTACCGGGTCACGTCTGACACCGCCCCGTTCCACTGCCCAGGCGGCCTCGACATCTGCCCGACGGCGGTCGGCGGGGAGTCGGATGCCGAACCAGCCCCGATCACCGTCTGCCCCGCGAGCAAGGACGCGACGACCGAAGCGGAGTGCAAGACCTGCTGCACCGGCAATCGGCCCGAATCGGGTTGCTGCGTCCGGGTCCTCGCCGGCCATGGCCCGTACCGCTGCCCTGGCCCGGCGGCCTGCCCCGAAGCCACTGTCCCCGCCCCCAAGGAGGAAGCCGTCCCTTTCGTGACCGAGGTGGGGGCGACGTGCGGCCCCTGCCCGGCGAGGGACGGGAAACCGGTGACCGAGGCGGAGTGCCGGACCTGCAACGAGGAGCGGCAGACCTCGGGCCAGGAGTGTTGCCCCCATGTGATCTCGGGCCAGGCCCCGTTCCGGTGCCCGGTCTGCGACAAGAAGACCGGCTGCCAGACGGCGGCCCAGAAGGGAGTCGAGTAGACGATGGACGTGACCCAGGAAAGAGCGGACCTCATCGGACGGTTGGTGGGTCTGCCGGATCACATCGACGCGGCAGAGAGGGCGGTCCTCCACCGGGCGACGCAGGTGGAGGCCGCCGAGAACCGGCTGAGGGATACCGAAGCAGCACTACTGCTGACCCCGGACCGCATCGTGGGGAAAAACGCGGAGGTCCGGGCGGCCGAACTCCGGGCGGCGACGGCCACGGAGAGAATCGCGGTGGCGGATGCCCGGGACGGGTACGAGGCGGTTCGGGCGGTACTGGCCACGCTCCAGGCTCAACTCTCCTGCGACCAGGCCCTGAGCCGGCTTGTGGCGCTGGCGTCCTAACGCCGAGACCGACGAGGGAGGCGGGGAGATTGTCGAGACTACTATCACGCCAGGTCGAGATCAGGTTCCGCTTCGCGCCGGCCCGGGCCCTCATCGGAGCCCTGCTTCTCGGCGCGCTCCTGATCGCCCTGCCCTACGGCGAATTCCCCGCCTTCGCTACCCGGCAGGAGGGCGTTCTGACAAGGACGGTCCCCGATCGGGAACCCGAGACGCCGGCGGAGGCCGCGGTGCGGGTGCTAACCTACGAGGTGGGCCCGCGCGACACCTGGGCCTCGGTGGCGGAGACCGCGCGGGCCACGACCCGCTGCCTGCGGGTGCTGAACCCCGGCCTGGCGCTCGCTGACGGGGCAATCGTGCGGGCGCCCGAGCCGGGCGCCGAGCTGGCCATCTATCAACCTCGTGGCGGGGAGACCCTGCGCGAACTCGCGGACTACTGGACCGCCGAGCGCGCCGGCGCCTACCTTGGCCTGCCGGGGCCCGGACATGACGTCACCCTCGCCGAACTCATGTCCGCCAACGCCCTGGGCCCGGGAGTCATGCCGGCGGGGGTGGAGGTCCTCGTCCCGGTGCTTGGCCTCGACGGCTATCTGGAGCCGGCCACGCTCGCGACCGCGGCGGGGGAGAGGACCATCGTCGCCGACTGGTCCCTGCCCATCATCGGCCGGATGAGCCAACGGTATGGCGGGCCGTTAGGCCCCCATCGGGGGATCGACATAGCGGCCCCGGAGGGCACGCCGATCGTCGCCCCGGTTGACGGGGTGATCGTGTCCTCGGCCCACGACGCGATTCTCGGGCTCAATCTCCGTCTAGTCCACATTCCGGCCGAGACGCTCGGCGAGCCAGCCATCCTCGAAACGATCTACGGCCACCTCGGCTCCGTCAACGAGGGGGTCGGGGTGGTCATCCCCGGAATGGGCCGGGCCGTGCGCCAGGGCGACATCATCGGCTGGGTCGGGATGACCGGTCGAACGAACGGCCCTCATGTCCACTGGGAGTGCCGCGTTTCGGGAATCCCCGAAAACCCCCTGCGGTTCGTGGCGGAGGTGGGACCATGAGCGGCGAGCCGATGATCGACCCCGCCGGCGGGTTCGCGCGGAGCGCCAAGGGCCTCTGGCTCCCCGAGCGGGTGGCCCACCGGCCGACGTGCGTAGACCTCTTCTGCGGGGCGGGCGGATTCACCCTCGGCATGATCCAGGGCGGCTTCGAGGTCCTGGCCGGGGTGGATAACGACCCCTACTCGATGCTGACCTATCTGCTGAACCTCGGCAGTTACCCGTGCGAGATCCACTACGTGACACCGGAGGACGGGGAGCGCGCGAACAAGGTCGCCCAGAAGCACGCCGACGGCACCCGGGCGGGTCAGGGCTGGATCAGCCACAACCCGGATGTTCCCGGCGTCGGTCACTTCTGGCTCGGCGACGTCCGCAAGGTAACGGGCGCCGAGATTCTGGACGCCCTGGGCCTGGAGGTGGGCGAGCTCGACTGCGTCTGCGGCGGCCCGCCCTGCCAGGGGTTCTCTATCTCGGGCAAGCAGGACGTCATGGACCCCCGGAACAGCCTGGTCTTCGAGTTCGCCCGCCTGGTCCTGGAGATGAGGCCCAAGACGATGGTCATGGAGAACGTTCCCGGCATCCTCTCCATGGTCACGCCGGAGGGCCTGCCGGTAGTGGACGAGTTGTGCCGGGTCCTCCAGGACGGGGGCTTCGGAACGGTCGAGGCTCTGAAGCGGAGCCTGCTCGCGACGGCCGGGGCGGGCGCCGCGCTGCGGGGCGACCCTGTCGAGAAGTCGCGCAAGAGACGGCTCGGCGAACCCGTCCAGGCCGGGCTCTTTGAGGAGGTGGGGTCGTGACCTCCTTCACGGTTCCCGGCCGGCCGGTCCCCAAGGCCCGCCCGCGCGTGGCTGTCGAGGGCCGATCGGCGAGGGTCTACACGCCCCGGAAGACGCGGGACTACGAGGAGACGGTCGGCTGGTGCGCCCGGCCGCACTGCCGGGAGCCGCTCCTCACCCCGGTGCAGTTGGTTCTGAGGGCGTTCCTGGAGCGGCGCGGCCAGGTGCCTGACCTCCTGAACATCACCAAGGCGATCGAGGACGGCTTGAACACGATCGCCTACCGCGACGACGTGTTGGTAAAGAGTTTGCGGGCGGACATGTGGTACAGCCCGAACGAGCGGGCGGAGGTTGAGGTCCGGCCCCTGCTCCGGCCCCTGGAGGAGGGTCCGCCCTCCGGCCTCTCCGTCCGGATCGCGCTACCGCCGGACGTGCCGGAGGGGCTGCGGGCCCGCGTGGCCGCGCTGATCGGCGAACTCCAGGGGATCGGGGCACAGGTTGAGATCGAGGAGGCGAGCTAGGATGCTGACCATCTCTATCCGCCAGCCGTGGGCCTGGCTCATCTGCGAGGGCCGGGACCTACGCGGCCAGGGCAAGCCCGTGGAGAACCGCGACTGGTCCACGCCCTACCGGGGCGAGTTACTCATCCACGCCGGTCTCCAGCCCTATCCTGGGTTCGAGCAGATCCGGCGCGAGGTGTGGCGCGAGTTCGGGATCCGGATACCCGAACTGTCGGCCCTGCCGCGCGGCGGGATCGTCGGCCAGGCGAACCTGGTGATGGTCCTGGACAGGGCGGCCGGACCAGAGCGGTATGATGCCCGCTGGCTGGACTACTGGATGAGCCCCTGGTTCGCCGTCGGTAGCCGCTTCGGCTGGTGTCTTGAGGACGCCCGGCCGCTCCCGTTTGTGCCCTGCCCCGGCCGCCAGAAGCTCTTCGATGTCGATATGGCCCTACTGAAGCGGGCCAACTAAGGAGGCGCGTGAGAATGTACTGGCACCTGCTCTGGCAGATCCCGGTAGCGACCCTCGTCTGCGCGTTCGCGGGGCGATTCATCGGAGGCATGGTGTGGAGCGTGATCAGGAAAACGCTGAGGCCCAGGGATCGGCTGTCCTGCCTCGGCCTAGCCGGCACGGCGTACGCCTGCTGCGGCGCGGGGCGAATGCTCCGGGTCCTGGGTTGCGCCGACGCCACTCTCTGTGGCGGTCGGGCGCGCGTCTGGAGGCGCGGCATCAGCATGGCCGCCTTCGCGCTTTCGGTCGTCGCGGTGGTCCTGGTCACGACTCTGGCGGGGTGCGGGGTAAGCGCACGGGCCCAGACCGACCAACCGGCCGGCCTGGTCGAGGTGGCCTCGCAGGTTGTGGAGACCGGGGCGGCTCGGGTGTGGATCACCATCTTCCGCGACGAGGAGCGGCAAGCCTGGGTTTATCTGGCCGTAGCTAGTAATGAAGCGATAAGCCTTAGGGTTGTGCCCGACGCGGATGCCGGACGATGATTACCCCTCTCGTCGGTTCGCTCTTCACCTGGACCGATGGGCCCGTAGTTCGAAGCCACGTAACATTTACAAGCCTCGGCCGGGCCGACTCCTATGAGGCGTTCGTCCGCGAGGACATCCACGGCCTTCAGGATGGTCTTTGGTCCGTGTACGACACCCGGGAGCTCACTCCGGGGAGATTGCGCAATGTCGGCCATGGGGTGTGCCGCGACGGCGGGATATGGAGAGTCAAACTTGAGGCCGAGAAGTGGCTCGCCAGTCGGCTTCAGGCAGAGCGACGGGAACGGCGGAAACCCAGACTCACGAAGGGGGTCATAGACGGTGCCAGAGGTTAGGTTCAGCGGTCGGGTCGAGAAAGTCGTTCTCAAAGGGGCGAGCGAGGCCCAGGTCGCCTTCAACGAGGTCTTCATCGGTGATGAGAGTCTGCCCCAGCTCCGGGCGCTCCAGAACACCGGCGAGGACGGCACCACGGTCGAGGTCCTGGTCGGGATCTGCCCCCCGGCCCAGATGAGCTTCAACTACGAGACTGCCTCCGGTGACTCGGTCGGTGACCGGGTCGCGAAACTGGCGGGGGCCCTCACCATCTACGAGGGCGTTCTGAAGGGCATCGGGGGCGATCCGGGGCCCGCTCCGACCGGAGACGGCGCGGCCGCTTCCTGCTCGGCTTGCCTCGCCCATCGGGCCCTCGCCGCGTCCGTCCTGGCCGAGGTCCGGGAACTGCTTGGAGGGCGGACTGCCCCGGTCGAGGACGGCAAGGTCCGGGTCTACCGCTGCCTCAGTGGCGAGGATGACGTTTACACAAGCGACGTTGAGGCGGCGCTGGACGCTCTTCGGTCAGCGTGGTTGGCGGCCGAGCCGGAGATGGAGATCGACCGCCCGGAAATCCGGGCCATCCTCCTCGATCTCAAGCCCGACAACGACCGCGAATGGGCGCACGCCTCAGTCGCGGTTCGCCTCATGACTCGTGAGGAGGCCGGTAAGCTCCTGACCGACCCGGTGGGGCAAGCCGGCGCATGGTTCGCCAGTCTGCCGCCCGCCGAGACTCCGACCGGGGACGACGAAGCGGACGACGACGACCCCGGTCAGGCGGCCGGGTAGCCAGGGAGAGGATGGGTGAGCGATGACAGAAGATACGGACAGGCGGATCACGGTGAGGTACCGGCGGCTTGAGGCTACGGCCCAGTACTGTTCGGTTGAGTTCGAGGCCATCGCCAGCATCCCGCTTAGCGAGGCGGAGTCGATTCCGGGGGCCATCGCGGGTCTGCGGATAGAACTGGAGGACCAGGTCAGCCGGGCAGTGGTCCAGGCCAAGGCCCGGCGACGCGAGGAGGAGGCGGGCTTGCGCCGACCGACGGCTGCCGGAGTGGTGGAAAGCCCGGCGCCTCCGGCCAAGAAGGAGACCGGACTACCGTTCTGAGGAGGAGGCGGGATCATGGCCTACGAGGTGCGCTCAAAGGCAGCTCAGGGCTGCTTGGTTATCTGGCTCGACGGCTACGAGGTCCTGCGGAAGTACCATTTCGGCTACGACTTCGTGTGCGAACGCGAGGTCCCCGACTGGCGCGTCTACGCGCCGGGTCCGCTGGCCCGCCTTTTCGGCGCGACGTTCAAGGGTCGGGTCGAGAGGGCGGTCGCCAGGCTCTCGCGTCTTAGGGCCCGCCTTGAGGCCGCCGACCTCGACGCCGAGCAGGCGCGGGAAGCCGCTGGGCTCACGGGCGGCTCGGAGGGGTTAGGGTGAACAGACCCCAGCGGGAGCGTAGGGACCGGCTGGCCGAGTTCGGGGACCGCATCCGCGGTCTGTCCGGCGAGGCGTCGTTTGCCGGCCCGGAACAGCCGGAAGGAGTGGTGAGGGTCGTGGGAGAGAGGACCAGACACAGAGCCGAGATCGAGGCATTGCTGCCGGCGCGGCTGGCTTGCCCCAATGGCCAGATCGTCGAGCGCCAGAGGTGTCTGGATTGCGAACGGGTGGAGCGCCGCTGTTCGGCGACGCGGCCCTACCTCGCCGGCGAGATCGTCATCCCGCGAGCGGTTTCCGGGGTCCTGGCGCTTGCGCCCTCGCCCTGGGCGCCGACCGCGCCCCAGCAGGGGCCCATCGTCCTGGACGCCGAGACGCTGGCCCTGCTGAGCACCCGGATGCCCCACGGGGCCCGCTACGCCAGCGCGGAGGACAGGCAGGCGGCCAAGAAGCGAACAGCCAGTCTGGGCTACCTCCGGAGCGAGGTGCGCAGGTTCGCCGCCGGCGGCGATAAGGAGCGGTTCGACCGCGCCGTGGCCGGGCTGAGGCAGACCCTGGCCGGGCTCGACCGCTCCGCCGCGGGGTTGAGGCAGGCCCTGGCGGGCGAGGGGACCACGGAGGCGGCCGAGCCTCTCACGCCCGCCGCCGAAGCCCGCGCCTGGGAGATTCTCTATGGGCTGGCGCCCGGCGAGATGGGGCCGAGGGCCAAGAGTCCCGCTCCGGCCCCGGTTGGCATTGCTCTGCGCTTGGACAACTGGCCCGGGGATACCCTAGCGGTCCTGCTCCATGCCCTGGGCGAAACGGTTCACGCCGCCGGGCATTGGCGGGCAAGGATCGAGATCACGCCGGAGGAGGAGTCGCCATGAAGGCGCTCATTCTGCGCGAGGGGCCGAAACCCCAGGTGGCCCTGGAGCCCGAGAACGAGGCTGACAGGGAGATACTCGAACAGATGTACGGCTGGGGGGCCGCCATCGTGGTCAAGTGGGCGACCGCGGAAGATGCGCCGTTGGGCCGAGTGACTTTCGTGCCGGTGCCCCAACTGACCTTCCGTAAGGAGGCCACCCGTGCCTGAGCGCCCGACCGTGGCCATGCAGCTCCACCCGAACGAGGTGGCCCTCATCATCTACCTCCGCCGCCTGGGCCACGGCTGCCTGGAACGGCTTATCGTGGCCGACGGGCTGCCGGTGGGGGCCGATGAGGTCAAGGGGAAAGTCAGGTTCGACAAGGGCGGTACCGGCCAGTGAGAGCCGAACTGACGGATGGGCGGGTCGTGTCCCTCATCAAGGACTGCGCCTGCATCACCCACGAAGGCCCATGCTGGCTGCACACGGACCAGCTCCACCGGATGGAGCAACGCCGACACCTGGACGCCGGGAACTGGCGTGGCTGGCTAGCGGTTGAGGGGCTACGGCTACGCGAAAAAATCTGGGCCATGCAGTCGCGAGGCATCGTTCGATTACTGGCGGACTCCGATGATGAGAGGGACGCGGTCTTCGATCTGATGCCTGGCGGAATGGAGATGAGCAAACGTGGATGAGATCGAGTTCCTGAGACTCGCCGTCGGTCGCGCGGCAGAGGAGTTCGTCGTTCAGGGGTTCTGCCCGGAAAAATACGTGGAGGCTCTCAACAGACGAGGCTGGAGCAAGCCCGCGGGCGGCTGCGACGTGGACGAGTGCGAGGAGTGCATCATCGAATGGCTCATGCGGGAGGACATCGAGTGGCTCATGCGCGAGGAACCGGCGGCCGCCGGGACGGAGGCCGCCCCCGATGCCCAAGCCTAGCGGCACGGCGATCACGGTGGAAGCGGACGGCAGGTCCTACACCCTGACCGTCGAGGAGTTCGAGCGGCGGGTCCGGGAGTTCCACCGGATGGGGCCGGAGGAGAAGCGGCGGTTCCTGGAGCGCGAGAAGTGGGAACCGAGGAAGGAGGAACGGCGATGAGGGAGCTTCAGTGCAGGGCGATTGAGGTCCGGAGTTCCAGCGCGTACCACTGCTACGGCACCAAATTCCGGCTCCAGATCAACGGTGACACGGTCGAGGCTGTCTGCGCCAGGTGCGGCACGGTCTGGAGCATCGAAGACCTGGCGAAGAAGGGCTAGGCAGGCCCACTCATTACTTACGGAGGCAAGCGATGTAAGCGAAGGCGCGAATCGGATCGGTTCTGTAAAGCATGACAGGCTGACCGGACAACCGGAGGCCGACCTGGGGAACTGGGTCGGCCTTTTCCTTGGAGGCATCCATGCTGATCTACGAGCACCTGGACGGCTACACAGTCTACCTCCTCGCCCGCCGGGGGCTGCTCGACCTCGAGGCGTTCTGGGTCTGGCTCCGGGGCCAGGAGCCCGCGCCCCCAGCCGAGGTCCCCGTCGAGATCGGCGACGTCCGGGCCCTCATGTCCCCCGCCGGGCCCAGAGGGGGGAGGCTGCCGAGATGAGTTGCCGGGACCCCATGGAGGAGAGGGCCGAGATTATCCTCTGCAACCTGCATTTCTGGTGGGCTGAGGTGCGTCTCATGGAACCTCGCGTGGTCGGGCTGCCGGTCAGGGACCTGCTCGACAACCGGCCCCGCCCGGTGGATGGCCCTCCCGGAAACCCGGTCGAGGCGTTCGTTCTCCAGCGCTTCCGCTGGCTCCGGTCCCTCGCCATAATCCGTGGCGTCCTGAGGCGCCTGCCTCCCCATGTCCGGAGGGTCTACCGTCTCTATTACCGGGAGGATCTCACGCGGGATGAGATCTCGGGCGCCATGAGCTGCCATGTCAGCACGGTGGATAAGCGCCTGGCCATCATCCGCGGCCGGGTCATCGGCTGCCTCCGGCGCATGCGGCGGGAGGACAGGACCAGCCTGTGCCAACTGGCCAAGCGCCTCTGTCCCACCGGGCGTGAGGCGCCGGAAAAGGGCCTTCGCGAAAAACCCGCTTCGCGCTAAAAACGGAATCGCCATCCGCCCAGGGTAGTGCCCTTTGGCGCGGTAGGAAATGGGTAGGATTTTGGGCCGTTTCGGCCTTGCGCGGCGGGTAGGTTCGGGCTAAACTCGGGGCAAGGCAGATTCACCGTACAACCCAGGGCATCCGGGGTCTAGGGGTGCCCTTTTCATTTGGCGACGAATACGGGCAGGGGATGGGGGACGGGAACGGTGGCCAAGCGCTGGACCGAGCAGCGGATCACCGAGGCCCTGGCTCTAGCCGAGGCCACATCCCAGCGAGAGGCCGCCCGGCAGACGGGTGTTCCGCTCACGACCCTCCACCGATGGTACGGGGCCAGAGTTGGAACGGCTGTTCCGGTTGGAACGCCCCCGAAGCCCGGAACGGTACCCCGTACCGGCAAAAAGCTGCGGCAGATGGGGCAGCAGGTCCAGGACCGGGCGGTGGCTCTGGCTACGGAGCGGGTAGCTGAGACCCTGACCGGTCGGGTGACCGCCCTGGCTGACCAACTCTACGGACTCGCCGAGAAGGCGGCCCACAAGGTCGCGATCGCCATGGCTGACCCCGACGAACTCCCGGCGGGCAAGCGTGCCGAGAAACACAATCAGGCCGGCGCGTCTTGGGGGCGCTTCTTGGTCGGGGTCCTCGCCCAAAGCCTGGAGAAAGCCCATCTCCTTACCGGCAAGGCGCCTCGCGAAGGCGACGCCCTACCCGCCTACATGATCGAAGAACTCTCCATGACCATCACTAAACGCCTGATCCGGGTGGTGAGCGAGGTCAACCCCGATGTCGCTGCCACTGTCCGTTCCCGACTCGCCGAGGCCAGCGCCACCCCCGACTCGGCTCCGAATTGATCCCGCCGCGATTGACCGCGGCATTGCCCGGGCGCTAGCCGATCTCGATGAGGAGGCTATAGCGCCGTCGCCCCGTTCTTGGATCGAGGAGAACCTGTGGATCCGGGATAAGTTCAAACGGCTCGTCCCGCTGCGCTTCAACGCGATCCAGGAATTGTTCTGGGACGCGAAGACGCTCCGGGACCTCATTCTCAAATATCGCCAAGGCGGGGTCTCGACCCTGATCCTGGCCGAGTTTTTCGAGGACACCGTCCGGCACCCCGGCACGACCTCGATGGTCGTGGCTCATAAACTCGAAAGCGCCAGAACGCTCTTCAAGATCGTGCGGCGCTTCTACGACAACCTGCCTGAGGCCGAGAAGCGCCGCCTGTGCGCGAACCCGGCCCGGCCGCAGTACCACAACCGCCGCGAACTCCAGTTCGACCGGATTGACTCCTGGTTCGGAGTGGCCACTGCGGGCGAGGCCGGCGCGGGCCGGTCCTTGACCATCAACAACCTCCACCTCTCCGAAGTCGCTTTCTGGCCGGGGGACGCGGAGGCCACGGCAACGGGCCTTATCGAGGCCGTGCCCCTTGGCGGGCGTATCCGGCTGGAATCGACCGCCAAGGGTATCGGCGGTTACTTCCACGGTGAGTATGGCCTGGCCAAGGGCGGGGCCTCGCGGTTGAAGCCGCACTTTTTTCCGTGGTGGACCCATGAGGAGCACCGGCTGCCGCTCGATCCGGGGGAGACCGTGGAGTTCGATGAGTCGTCCGAGACGGGCCGCCAGGAGAGGGAACTCGCGTCAAAGCACGGTCTTGCCCCGGAACAACTGAAGTGGCGTAGAGCCAAAATCCTCGACCTCAAGGGCGACTTCTGGCAGGAGCATCCCGAGGACGACGTCAGTTGCTTCCTGCTCAGCGGCCGCCCGGTGTTCGATCAGGCGGCACTCATGCGGCTGCTTGCCGGGTGCGCCGAGCCGACCGGGGCGGAGGACTCGCGTCAGCTACTGATCTGGCAGCCGCCCGATCCCAAGGGCCACTACGTGATCGGCGCGGACACGGCCGAGGGGCTGGTTCACGGCGACTGGTCCGTCGGCTTGGTCATCGACCGCGCCACCGGCAGCGACGTGGCTTGCCTTCGGGGTCACTGGCCCGATCACGTGTTCGCCTCGAAACTCGACGCTCTGGGTCGGCGCTACAACACGGCCACTCTCGGGGTCGAGGACAATAACCACGGCCACTCGGTAATTAATACCCTGGTCAACGTCCTGCGTTACCCGAAACTCTACGCCCGGCAGGACTACGACCACCTGACCGGCCAGTCTGAGCGCCGCTGGGGCTGGCTGACGAGCGCCAAAACGAAGCCCATCCTGGTCGATTACCTCGCCCAGTTGATCTCGACGCCGGGTTTCCGCGTAGCGAACAGCCTCCTCGTCTCCGAGGCGTTGACCTTCGAGCACAAGGCGGATGGCTCCATGGGCTCCCAGGGCGGCTGCTTCGACGACTCGGTCATCGCCTGGGGCATAGCCCACCAGATGCGCCTCCTAACCCGGTCGGAACTCCCGAAGGTCGAAGTGGGCAAGCGATCACTCTACTAGGCGAGGTGCGGCATGGACAGTCTGTCCCGAGCCATCCTGCAAGCCCAGGCGGAACTCGCCGGGAATGGCGGTCAGCCCACCGCGGCCGTGGTGGGATCGCTCATCGCCGCCCACCAAGCTAGCCGGGACGCCATGGCCGCCCTCTACCGCCGCTACTGCGCGACTCGGGACGGGGTGCCGATCTATGGCCGCACCTTCGAGTATTCGACGACGAAAGTGAACGCCCAATTAGCCAACGATTTTTTTGGCGCGATCATCGACACCAAGTTAGGGTACTTCATGGGTCGGCCCGTCAGCTACGGTTTAGATAAGACCGGTTACGTCACCGAGACCCAGCCCGGTCTTATGGGTCGCCTCCTCGGACAGAGACCCCGTGAGATCACGGCCGACGAGAACCCGGCTTACGCCGACCACAACAAGACCTTGCAGGACTTCGTCTTGCGATCCAACCTGGCCGACCTGGACGCCGAGACCGGCAAGATGGAGGCGATCTGCGGCTACGGCGCCCGCCTGCTCTATGTGCGAGGCGGGGACGCGCAGGCTGACGGTCTACCCTACTGCATGGCCATCCCGCCCTGGGAGGTTATCCCGGTCACCACGGGCAACGCCTGGGAGGCCGAGCACGCCCTCCGCTACTATGAGGCCCCGCTCTTCCGGGGCGGCGAGTGGGTAGACGTTTGGCGGGCCGAGTGGTACACCCCGAGCCACGCCTACTACTACGTCCAGGGCTCGGGCGGAGACTACGAACTCGACAGCGGGGCGCCCGCGAATCCCCGGCCGCACCTGTTCGACCTGTGCCCGCTGATTGCGTTCCCGAACAATGATGAGCGCCAGGGCGACGCCTCCAGGGTCGTCGCTTTGATTGACGCCTACGACCGAGCCGTCTCCGACGTGAATTCCGAGATCGAGCAGTTTCGGCTCGCCTACATGGCCGCCTATGGCGTCGATCTAGGGGACGACGTTATCGAGCGGGCCCGGAAGACCGGCATTCTCATCATCCCGACGGCCGCCGGCGGTCAGCCCCACGAGATCAGGTTCCTCACCAAATCCCTCGATGACGCGATCATTGAGCACCACCTTGACAGGCTCGACAGGAATATTCTTCGTTTCGCGAAGTCGGTCAATTTCGACGACGAGGCGTTCGGGGGCACCGTAAGCGGTATAGCCCTGAAGTTCAAACTTTTTAACCTGGAGAGTTCCTGCGCCACCACCGAGCGCAAGCACTCGGCCGCCAGCCGGCGCATGTTCGAGGTCCTGGCCACGGTCTGGCGGAAGCGCGGCCAGGCGATCGACTACAAGGCGGTCACGATGCAGTTTACCCGAAACTTCCCTCTGAACCTCAACGATGAGGCCCAGACCACGGGCCTGCTCAAGGGATTGGTGTCCGAGAAGACGCGCCTCGACCTCCTGTCCTTCGTGACCGACTCGGAGAAGGAGCTTCGCGACATGGCGGCTGAGGGCAGGGTGGACCTGGATCGAGTGCCGGCTGAGGGCGAGGGCGAGAAGGAGGAACCAACCGACGATGGCGACGAGCCTCCCCAGGGTAGCCCGGATCAGAGCGGAGCGGCCGGTGAGTGAGCCGAAGGCGGTCGTGTTCGACGAGGATGGTCTGGCCAAGTGTGTCCGGGAGTGGCAGGACCGGCTGGGGCTGGGAGATTGGCAGTTCGCGGTCCGCATCGGCCGGGCCCGGAACATGACCCCGGACAGTTCGGCCTCACTCGTCTACACATGGGAGAAGAAAACGGGTCTCCTGGAGGTCAGGAGTCCGCTCGACTGCCCGGACGAGTGCGGCACGGGCGCTGAGGTTTTCGTGCAGGACATGGAGGCCGACGTCGTCCACGAACTCCTCCACGCGAAACTGCATACCTGGCAAACCGCGAAAGACTCGTTCGAAGAAGCGCTCCAAGAGCAAGTTATTGACGACCTCGCTCGGGTCCTCGTCTGTCTGAAGCGCCAGCGGTAGGAGGTCTGCGCCGTGAGTCTGGAGCGAGATCTCCTGCAGGGCGAGCGGGCCATCGAGCGCCTCAGCGCCGGCACGCAACGCGAGGTCCTCCGCGCCTATGCCCGGACGCTGCGCGAACTGCGCGGCACGCTCGCTGATTACGCCGCCCGCTACGCCGTGGGCGGGAAGATGAGTTATGTCGAGCTCGCCAAGTACCGGCGCCTGGAAAGCCTGACCGCCTCGGTTAGGGCCGAGATGAACCGCCTCTACGCCCAGGCCGGCAAGGCGGTCACGGTCGGCTCCGGCAACGCTTACTCCGAGGCTTACTGGCGGACGGCCTACGCCCTGGAGCGGCAGGCCCAGGCCCGGCTCGGCTGGACGCTGCTGAACCCGGCCACGATCGCGGCCTCGGTCCAGAACCCGATCTCAGGCATGAAACTCTCCGAGCGTCTGCAGGCCAACCGGGCCCAGGTCGTCACCCGGATCCGATCCGAGATCACCCAGGGCCTCATCCGGGGCGAGGGTTACGACGACATGGCCCGGCGGATCAAGGGGGTTCTCGACGGCGACGCGGCCAAGGCGATCAGGGTGGCGCAGACCGAGGCCCATCGGGTGACGCAGGAGGGCAGACTCGCGGCCCTGGAGCAGGCGGAGCGGCGCGGGGTGCCGACCATGAAAACGTGGAGTGCAACTTTGGACGAACGCACCAGATTGAGTCATCAGGAACTCGACGGCCAGACGGTGCCGGTGGACGGGTTCTTCGAAATCCGGGGGTTGAAAGCCAAAGCCCCAGGCGGTTTCGGGGTGCCAGAAGAGGACTGCAATTGCCGATGCGCGCTACGTGGCAAGATCGCGGGCTACGAACCTACGGTCCGCCGGGCCAGGGGAGAAGGCGTCATCCCTTGGATGACCTACGCGGAGTGGAAGGCGAACCGGGTTTCGGGCTAGCAGTGGTATGATGTTCTCGTGAGGATAGGGTCTGCAGCCCGACAAGGGGGTTATCCGAGCCCCCTTCCTCACTACCCCTTCGGAAACACTATCGGAGGTGCGGCCATGGCCATTCTCCATTGCGGGCGGTGCGGCAAACCATTCGAGGCCATCGACAGAAGCAAACGAAGGCAGGTTTACTGTTCGCGGGAGTGTTACGGGGCCGCGCTGGCCGGCCCGCGCCTCACACCTAAGACCTGCGGAAATTGTGGGACGTCTTTCGTGCCAGACAGAAGCCTCCGCCGGTTCTGTTCTAGGCGATGCATGTTCGACTACCGCCGGAAGCAGCGCACCATCCGGTGCCCGGTCTGCGGGCGGGAATTCCAGCGCAGTAGCCGGGCTCATGTCTACTGCTCCAATGAGTGCCGGGGCAAGCACTACTCGGGTCCGGCGAATGCCATGTTCAATGGCTACATGGCGGCCGACGATGCTGGCTACATCCGATATTCCTCAAGGCATCCAGCGCATCCGACGAAGCGTGTTCATCAGGTGGTCTGGGAGGAAAGCGGGCGGCCGGACATCTGCGAGGTTTGCGGCGGGAAGCCTGGCGTGGTCCATCACATCGACAACAATAAGGCCAACAACGCCATCGGCAACCTTATGAGACTCTGCCAGTCGTGTCACCGCAGACTTCACGCAACCCGAAGCCGTGCAGCCCGACAGATTCCACTCTCCTTATCCGAGGGGGTATAATGCCCTCGGGGGTGACCTCCCTCGCCTGACGTCGTCAAGCTCGACCTTTCTGACATCTCGCTCGTCCGGCGCCTTCTCTACGTCATCCGGGACGCCTACCAGGACCCGGAGGCCACGCCCGGTCTCCGGCTCCGGATCAGGTCAATGCTGTCCCTGGTCCTCGACCATAAGCGGCTCGACATCGGTGAGTTCCTGAAGAGTAAGGACCGCGAGTAGCGGCGGCAACAACCCTTAGCGACCCTGGTGGCCTAGCGCCCCGGGGTCGTTTCGTTTTCAGCCCATCACCGGGAGGCCCCCATGCTCACCGACAAGACCCTGCTCATTACCGGCGGCACCGGCACCCTGGGTCACGCCCTCGTCCGGGAGCTCCTGCCCCGCGAAGACTGCCCGGCCCGGATCGTCATCCTCTCGCGCGATGAGTACAAGCAAGCCCAGATGAGAGCCGAGTTCGAGGATGACGACCGCCTACGCTTCTTCCTGGGCGACGTCCGCGACAAGGACCGCCTCCTCATGGCCTTCCGGGGAGTGGACTACGTCATCCACGCGGCGGCCATGAAGCGGATCGAAGCCTGTGAGTACGACTCCTTCGAGGCCGTTCGGACGAATGTTTTCGGAGCCGAGAACGTGATCGAGGCCGCCCTGGAGCGGGATGTGCGCCGGGTGGTGGCCGTGAGCACAGACAAGGCCGTCGAGCCGGCAAACCTCTACGGGACGACCAAGGCTTGCGCCGAGCGTCTTTTCATCGGGGCGAACGCCTACGCGGGAGACCGCCGGACGCGCTTCAGTGTCATTCGCTATGGCAATGTCTTCGGGAGCCGTGGATCGGTCGTGGAACTCTGGCGGAGGCAGGCCGCCGCGGATGGGCAGGTCACCCTCACGGCGGAGGGCATGACCCGGTTCTGGTTGACGCCGGCGGACGCCGCCGCGGCTGTTCTGGGGGCCCTCTTCAGTGGCGAGGGCGGTGAGATATTCGTCCCCAAACTCCGGTCCTGCTTTGTCGCCGACCTGGCCCGGGTCGTGGCGCCGGCGGCCTGGGTCAGGGTTACCGGCATTCGGCCCGGCGAGAAGCTCCACGAGTGCCTGATCTCGGAGGAGGAGGCCCGGCGGACGACAGACCGGGGCTCCCGCTACGTCATCGAGCCGCAGTTCCCGTGGCATGTCGTGGGATACGGGCCCAAGGCGACCGCCGATCGTCCGGAGATCCGGCCCCCCGGCTGGCGCTACACAAGCGACTCGCCCGAGAACCTCATGACAGCCGAAGAGGTAAGGAGGATGGTTTCGTGACCGAGGTTCAACTCTCCCGGCTTCACCGTGTCGGCCCCGGCTACCCCGTCTACTTCATCGCCGACATCGGAGCGAATCACAACGGTGTCCTTAACCGCGCCTCGGATCTCATTCGCTTGGCGGCCATCGCCGGCGCGAACGCCGTCAAGTTCCAGCACTTCAAGGCCGAAACCCTGGCCAGCCGGGAAGGGTTCGCCTCTATCGGCCGGCCTGAGCTTTACGAGGTCTACGAGAAGGCCGAGACGCCGCTCGACTGGATTCCGACACTGTCCGGAGTCTGCAAACAGGCCGGAGTCGATTTCCTCTCGACGCCCTACGACGAAGCGGCGGCGGACGCCCTGGAACCCTACGTCCACGCCTACAAGGTCGGTTCCGGCGACCTTGTCGAGCTCGGCTTCCTGGGCTACCTCGCCCGGAAGGGGAAGCCCCTCATCGTCTCGACCGGGGCCGCCACCGCGCACGAGGTCCAGTGCGTGGCGGGCATCCTGGCCGATGAGGGAGTCCCGCATGTTCTCATGCAGTGCAACCTCAACTACGACGGCAGCCCCGACGCCTACCGTCACCTGAACCTGAAGGTGCTTCAGACCTACGCGGAGGCGCTTCCCAAGGCCGTCCTCGGTTTCAGCAGCCACGCGCCCGGCTCTCTCGACGTTCTCGGCGCGGTAGCCTTGGGCGCGAAGGTCATCGAAAAGCACTTCACAGACAACCCCGAGCGTCCCGGTCCTGACCATCACTTCGCCCTGGAGTCCGCCGACTTTCAGGTCATGGTGGATGAGGTTCGCCAACTGGAACTCGCCCTCGGCGACGGGGTCAAGCGCGTAGAGGAGAACGAGCGCGACTGGCGAGTCATCGCCCGGCGCGCGGATTGGGGAGGAAGGAGATTGAGACCGTGTCCGAAGTGAATTGGCTACGGATCCGCAGGCGTCCCACTGAGGTCGAGGCCATCCGGTTGACCGAAGAAAACGCCGTCTATCTAGCCGCCGCGCTTGACGGCATGTTAGTGCGGAGTGCTCCGCGGGAGCCTTGGGATGACACCATGGGAGGATTGGTCGCCGCCATTCGGAGCGGCGGTTTACGCGAGACTCCCCGTCCCGTGGAAGCACTAATCATTGAGACTGCCGATAACGGATGGCGTCGGGTCAACGTCGGCGCTTACATCATTAGGAACGCCAACGGCAAGCGCGACTTCTGCGAACCCGACATCTTCGAGCAGACCTATGAGGCACTGGGAGACCCGATGACACGACCTCCCTTGCCCGCGCCGCAGGCAGTTGGGGCGGGAAGAGATTGAGGCCATGCGTGGACGACCCGGAGAGCGCCGGGCCCGGTCACGCTACTTCAGTCGAAGCTTGACGCGGCCATGGATGTCGATGTCCTTCAGGGATAGAAGGATTTTCACAGCTAGGGCCAGAAGCAGGCCCCATAGAACGTAGGCTAGCATGGGTGGGTTCTCCCTCCCCTCCATCCGCACCCTCGGAGCCGTTATCTCCGGGGGTGCTTCATTGTTGGGCGGATCGGGACGATAGGGGGGACCCGGCGCTCTCCGTCACCCCAGATTCCGGGCCCCCGCAGTCAGGTCCTGTCCAGGAAGCGGTCTTTTTTCACGAGGGAGGCTCCAGGGTCATCGTCCCTCTTTGTAATACCGTCCCAGGTGAGTTCCCGACCGCTCGGGAGATTGCCGAAGGCTACTTCGAGGAGAATCCGAGACTCGCCGAGGCCCTCGACCTGCTGGGCATGACCTTTGAGGACTACGTCCGGGCCATTGAGGTTCGGATGCCGCCCAGAACCTACACGAGTTGCATGACCGCGCCCCGTCCTGCCTGATAGGAGGTTGCCCCATGGTTTCACTGTCCCTTGGCACCGCTTCTTTCGTCGCCGAATACGGCGTCGCGAACGACGGCCGGCCGGCCGAGTCCGAGGTCGCCGCCATCATCGCCGCCGCCGAGGGCCGGATCGCCCACATTGACACGGCCCCGGCCTACGGCTGCCAACGTCTCCTCGGCCGCTACATGTCGCCCGGCCTGTTCCGGCTCACGACAAAGACCGCCGATGGCCGAGACGCCTACCACACCCTTACGGAGCTCCGGACCCGGAGTCTCCATGCGATCCTGCTCCACGACCCAGAGAACCTCGACGCCTGGCCGGAATTGGTCCGGTTCCGCGCCGCCGGTTGGGCAGACAAGATCGGCGTCAGCTGCTACACCGAGGCCGACGTCCGCCGGGCGATGGATCTCCTACCCCAGCCCGACGTCATCCAGGCCCCGGTAAGCATGCTTGACCGCCGCCTCGTCGACCTCCTCCGCGAGATCCATGGCAGGGGAATCGAGATCCAGGCCCGGAGCGTGTTCCTGCAGGGATCCTTGCTCATGGCGCCCGCCGAACTACCCGCGCACCTGGCGGGCTTGGCCGCGCCCCTGGGCGCCTTCCGCCGGGCCTGCGCCAGGCGGGGGCTGACCCCACTTCAGGGGGCACTGGGCTACGTCCTGGGCCTCGACTTCATCGACCTCGCCGTAGTCGGTGTCAACTCAGCCGCGCAGCTCGCGGAGGTCCTCGCGGTCGAGCCTCTGGATTGGGAGCCGGACCTTCCGACGGTGGACGAGGTCTTGCTCGATCCCAGGAGGTGGCTCGCGTGATGCCCTCGCCGGACACCACGCTGACTCGGTGGTTCGCCCTCGGCCTGCTCCTCCTCATTCTCGCGCTGGGATTGGAGAGCGGGCATTTCCTACTCTTTGCGGCGTGGTGCCTGGCGGGAGTGGCGGGCTTTCTCGCCCTCGCACTGTGCTGCCTCCTGGGCGGGGCGGCCCTCGCCGAACTCTGGGAGTGGGTCGCAGGGAGGGTCTGCGGATGATCCTCGCCATCATCCAGGCCCGCATGGCCTCGACCCGCCTGCCCGGCAAGGCCCTTCTCCCACTCCTGGGTGAACCGATGCTGGCCCGGCAGATCGAGCGGGTCCGCCGCAGCAAACTTATCGACAAGCTTGTCGTCGCGACGACCGGGGAACCCGAGGACCAGGCCATTGCCGACCTCTGCGAGCGGCTCGGGGTGGCCTACTGCCTGGGGCCGCGAGACGACGTGCTCCGGCGGTTTAGCGAGGCCCATCGCATCCACGGTAGCGGGAAGGCCGACACTATCGTTCGTCTCACCGGCGACTGCCCGCTGTCTGACCCGGAGGTCATCGACCTGGTAATCGGGGATCATCTGCGCTTCGGGGCGGACCTGACCGTCAATACGGGTCAGGCCGGGGCGGGCTACCCGGACGGTTTCGACGTCGAGGCATTCACGGGTTCCGCTTTGGCCGAGGCCAACACCTGGACATTCGGGCCGCAGGACCGAGAGCACGTTACTCGCTACATGCGCCGGCAGCCGGAGCGCTACGAGATCACCTACTGCGGCCATGGGCCCGACCTCTCGGCCCGCAAGTGGTCGGTGGATACGACCGAGGACTACGAGCGGGTCAGGGCCATCTTCGAGGCGCTCTACCCGGCGAAGCCTGAGTTCGGGATGGAGGACATCCTGGAGTGGGAGGCGCAGCGTGGACGGTAGGTGCAAGGTCTGCAAGTTCTGGGGTGACGTCGAGTCCCCGGAGGCCCCTTCCTTTTTCACTGAGTTGCTCATCAAGGTCGGCTTCAAATGGTGCGCCAAGAACCCGCCCGGGGGCGGATGGTGGCCTTTCGGTTGGGTCCATCCTAGCTTCGGTTGCGTCCTCCACGAAACGAAGGAGGTTCCCGCATGCTCGCCACTGGCGTGAAGGCGCTTCTTGGCGCAGACACCCGCTTCGCCCGCTCCGAGGCCCTGCTCGCCCGCGCCCTCGACGTCATCCCCGGCGGGACGGGGACATTCTCGAAGTCGCGGACTACCTACCCGCCCGGCGTCTCCCCTCTGTACCTGGAGCGCGGCGAGGGTTGTCGGGTCTGGGACGTTGACGGGAACGAGTTCCTGGACTTCGGCTCGGTCCTGACCGCCGTCCTCCTCGGCTACCGGGATCCGGACGTAGAGGCCGCGGTCGATGCCCAGCGCAAGGCGGGAGTCCTCTTCGGCCTGCCCCATCCGGTGGAAATCCGGGTCGCCGAGCTCCTGATCGAGATGATTCCCTGCGCCGCGTCCGTCCGCTTCGGCAAAAATGGCTCTGACGCCACCTCCATGGCCATCCGCCTGGCCCGCGCCTACACGGGGAGAGACCATGTCGCTACCTGTGGGTACCATGGGTGGCAGGATTGGTCCGTCGGAGTCAGCGGCCGGAACCTGGGAGTTCCCCAGGCCGTCAGGGATCTGACGCACGCCTTCCGCTACAACGACCTGCCCAGCCTGGAGCGCATCTTCGAAGCCCGGCCGGCTCAGGTAGCCTGCGTCATTATGGAGCCGATGAACCATGCTTATCCCGAGGCCGGTTTCCTGGAGGGTGTCCGGGATCTCTGCCACGAGAACGGGGCCCTGCTGATCTTCGACGAGGTCATCACCGGCTTCCGGTTCGGGTTGGGCGGGGCTCAGGAGCATTTCGGCGTCGAGCCCGACCTGGCGACGTTCGGCAAGGGCCTGGCCAACGGCTACCCGCTGAGCGCCCTTGTCGGCCGGCACGACGTGATGAGCCTCATGGAGCGGGTTCACTGCTCGTTCACCTACTCGGGCGAGACCCTCTCCCTGGCGGCTGCGGAGGCCACCCTGCTGAAGCTGCGGAGGGAGAAAGTCCCGGACCGTCTCGCCGAGTTCGGCCGCAAACTCCTGGTCGGCGCAAATGAGATCGCGGGGCGCCTCGAACTCGACCTTTCTTGCACCGGGCATCCCGCCTGGTCGTTCCTGCGGTTCCGTGACCAGGCCCAGAAGACGCTCTATCTCCAGGAGGTTTTCGCCCGCGGCGTCCTCTGCCTCGGGCAGCACTCGATGCAGTACGCTCATGGGGACGACGAGGTCGAGTTCCTCCTCTATGTCTACCGGAAAGTTTTCGCTATCTTGAAAGAGTTCGAGGGTAGGGAAACGGAGGCCCTCCGGGTCCCGGTCCTCGACGGCTCGTTCCGCATCCGCTAACCACGCACTTCCCGGGCTCGCACCGGGGAGGGCAGAGGAGAGTGCCTCGCATGTCGCTAGCCGAGGTTAAGGCGTTGCTTGAACAGCACCAGGCCGACCCGGAGGTCCAGGCCCATCTCGCGAGCCTGGTTCCGGTAACCGCTGACGGGGTCAAGAAGTTCCTCGCCGACGGCAGGGACAAGCCCGAAACCCAGACCCTCGTAGCCGCACTCATGACGCCCGACGGAGTCAGAGGGTGGCTGGAGAGCGCGGACGAGGGCAAGAAGCTCGCCCAGTCTCTGACCGATAAGCGCGTAACCGACGCCGTGGAGACCTACCGGCAGAAGACCTTGCCGGGCCTCGTCCAGGCCGAAGTCGTCAAGCTGAACCCGCCCAAGAGCGAGCCCGAGAGGCGGATTGAGGCCATCGAGCAGGAACTCGTGAACGAGAAAGCGGCCCGGGCCCGCGAGGCCCTCAAAACCCGCGCCCTTGGCTACATCGGGCAGAAGGCGTTGCCGGCGGAATTGTCGACTCTCGTCGATCACCTGATCGGCCATGACGAGGAGACAACGGACGCCAACCTGCGCCGCCTCGAGGAGGCCTTCGCGGGCGCCCTGGGCAAGGCCGTGGACGCCCGGTTCAAGACCGATGGAACCAAACCGCCGCCGCCCACGAAGGACACGGGCACGGCGATCACCCGCGAGGCCCTCAAGAAGATGCCCAGGGACCAGATCAACAAGGAGTACAAAGCCGGCAACCTCGACGGCATCCTCGCCGGCAAGACTTAGCCTACCCGCCAGCCCCGCTTCGCCCGGCCCCGATATTCGGGGCCTTCTCGATTCCAAGGGGTGTGATTCCCAATGTCCACCAAGAACTTCGTACCGGAACTCTGGGATGCCCGTCTCATGGAACATCTCGATGATGCCCTGGTCTTTAAGGCCCTCTGTAACACGGACTACGAGGGCGAGATCACGGCCCAGGGCAACACGGTCCACGTTAACCAGATCGGCGACATCACGATCAGTCCCTATGCTCCGGGCAAGACCACGATCACCGTGGAGCACCTGAAGTCCGTCCAGACCGTCTTGACCGTTGACCAGGGCCACTACTACGCCTTTGGGGTTGAGGACGTGGACAAGGTCCAGTCAACGCCGAACCTCCTCGAACAAGCGGCCGACCGAGCCGCCTTCGGGCTCGGGCATGTCATCGACAGTTACGTCGCCAACCTCTACACCCAGGCCGGAGCGAGCATCACGTCCCACGGCTCGACCGCCGTCAACTCAGGCAACGTGATCGGCCTGATCGGCTACGTCGCCCAGTTGATGAACGAGAACAACGTCCCGAATGAGGGTCGCTGGGGCGTCGTCCCGCCCTGGTTCGCACTCAGCCTGACTCTGGCCAACATCCTGAAGAAGACCGACAACGTCGACATCATCAAGACCGGCTACATCGGCAGCATGCCTACCCTGGGGATGGATTTCTACATGAGCAACAACGTCGTGACCACGGGCACCGCGCCGGACTATACGAGCTACTGTCTGTTCGGCCGCAAACCCGCCCTCACGTTCGCCCAGCAGGTCTTGGAGAATGAGGCTTACCGCTCCCACGACAACTTCTCCGACGTTGTCAGGGGCCTGCTGGTCTACGGGGCCAAGGTCATGGATCCGCGTCAGCTGGTCAGCATGACCGCGGTCTACACCACGGAGATTAACATCTAGGCTCCCGCTCCAGAGTTCCGCTCCTTATGAGGTGATCCGCATGGCTGTGCAGGCTGTCTCTGTCGCGCAGATGCTGCGCGATAGCAATGTCAAATCCACGGGCTTCATCGTCTTCACCACGTCTTCCGGCTTCGCATTCGAGTACGACCTCAACGACCGAGTCGCGTTCATGGTTTGTTGGGTGGCCTCCTCCGAGGTCGCCGAGGCTCGCTACATGAGGCTGACCGTCCAGCCCGGCGATTTCTGGCGCTCGGGTATCGGCAGCGAGACGTTCCTGATCCAGACCTGTTCCTCGGGGGCGTCCCACTGGCTCTTCGGGCCGTTCGACATGGCCAGGTTCGGTATCGCCGCGACGTCCTCCGGCCTGGTGACCCTCGGCGAGAACTACCTCGACGTCATGATGACGGTCTCCTGCTCGTCTCTGTGCAACTCCACCGGCGCCGCACTGACGGCCGGATTCGGCGATATCCAGGTCCATGCCTTCAAGCTGCCGGAAGCCACGTTCTCGACTTAACACAACCCGCTAAGTCGGGGAGGGGCCTCGCGCTCCTCCCCGGCCGCCCGGATGGGAGGTAACCGCCACGGACGCTCTCTGGCCGGCCGTCATGTCCGCCATGCCGTTCGACGTCCGGCCGCGCGCTGACGACGCCGAGGGTTGGG